TTTCGGTCAGCTTCTGGGCGGCGCCGTGCTTGGCCGGGTCGTAGGGGACCTGGTCGATCCAGCAGCGCCAGATCACCCGGATCCACGCCCGCGCCAGGATCCGGATCGCGTGCGGGTGGTCGCAGCCGCGGGCGCGGGCGTCGGCGTAGACCTTGGCCGCCCACGGCGAGGCGTGCCGGGAGTTGTCCGCGAACGTGGTGATCGCCTGGCGGAAGCGCTTGTTGCACGCCCAGCGGAAGTGGACGGCGTGGTGCTTGCCGGACTGCTTGGTGACCGGCACGGCGCCGGCGAGGGCGGCGACCGCGTCGGGGCCGTCGTAGCCTGGGCGGCAGTCGCCCCACTCGGCGAGCACCTGGGCGGCGTTGGTCCGACCCGACCTTGGCAGCGACGTGAAGACCTCGGCGTCCGGGTGCTCACCCAGGTGGGCGGCCACGCTGCGGTCGAGGTCCTTGATCGCGGTGTTGAGGGCGCGCAGCACCCCGACCATGGCCACGACGGCGTCGCGGCGGGCCTCGGCTTCGGGGCCGCCGCCCAGGCCGGGAGGGGCCTGGCGCAGGCGGGCCACCAGCTCGGCGGCCGGCCGGCGGCCGCAGTAGCCGTGCTTGGTGCAGAACGCGCGCATGCGGGCCTCGCCCAGGTGGGCCGCCGACGCTGGGGTCGGGTAGCGCTCCAGGAACGCCAGCGCGATCTCGCTTTCGACGTCGGCAAAGATCGCCAGGGCACCGGGCCAGAACGCGTCCAGGCAGGCGGCGAGCTGGTTGGCGGCGGCCACGCGCTGGTCGACCAGGTCGGCGCGGGCCCTGACCACGGCGCGCAGCGCCCGGGTCTCCGGCGAGAACGGCTGCAGGACGCGCAGCCGGTGGTGGCACAGCCGCAGGTACTCGGCGATCACCTGGGCGTCGGTGGTGTCGGTCTTGGCGCCCGACAGCACCTCGGCGTCGCGCCAGGCCTTGATCGCGTTGGGGCTGACCGGCACGACCGGGTGGCCGGCCTCCAGCAGCCGATCGACCAGCCGCCCGTCGGGCCGCTCGATGGCCACGGGCAGCTCGGCTGGGTCGCCGAGCCGGCCAAGGCGGGCGGTGAGCTGGCCGAACCCGTCGGCGGTGTGGGCGATCTCGAACGCGGTCACGCGCTTGCCGGCCTGGTCCAGCACGCACACCGCGTGCTGCTGGGCGGCCCAGTCGATCCCGATGAACACGCTGGCTCCCTTGTTGTTGCGTGGCAGCGACACCTCGGTGGGGAGGACCTCGGCCGGGCGGTCACTGACTGGCGCTCTGGGGCGCGTCCCTCTGTTGCCGGTTGTCGGTCCTCGGGGAGCCGGGGGCGGCAGTGTCATGCAGGCCCTCAACAGGCGACCGCCACAGGCCGTCACCCCGGCTCCCACCGAGCCCTTCCAACGAAGACCATGCCAGCCCTCGTCAACCGGAGGGTGGACCAGTGACCGCCGCGGCGGCCCTGCTGCCGCCCACCAACTACTACGGCGGCAAGACCCGCCTGGCCCCGTGGATCGCGTCGCTGCTGCCTGCCCACCGCACCTACGTCGAGCCGTTCGCCGGGTCGCTTGCGGTCCTGCTCGCCAAGCGCCCCTCGCCAACCGAGGTCGTCAACGATCTCGACCAGGCCGTCGTCAACTTCTTCCGGGTCCTGCGCGACCGGCCCGAGGCCCTCGTCCGCGCCTGCGAGCTGACCCCCTACGCCCGCGCCGAGTACGAGGCCTGCGAGGAGCACACCGACCCGAGCCTCGATCCGGTTGAGCAGGCGCGGCGCTGGTGGGTGCGGACCAACCAGTCGATCGGCAAGCATCCCGGCTCCCGGCGCGGGTCCGGCTGGGCGGCGGCGCCGTCCACGTCGAGCCGGGACCACCCGCACAAGTGCGTCGCCCTGGTCGGCCGCTTCGAGGCGGTGGCCGCCAGGCTGCGGCCGGTCACGATCGAGTGCCGGCCGGCGCTGGCGGTGCTGGCCAAGTACGCGACCCGCGCCGACGTGGCGGTCTACTGCGACCCGCCGTACCTCGGCACCACCCGCCAGCTTGACCGGCGCGGGCCCCGCGACTACGGCCACGACATGGCCACCGAGGCCGACCACCGCGGGCTCGCCGAGGCCCTCGCCGCGACGCCGGCGGCGGTGCTGCTGTCCGGCTACCCCTCGCCGCTCTACGACGAGCTGTACATCGGCTGGTGGCGCGCCGAGGTCCGGGTCGACCGGCCCACCTCCAACGGCCACGGCCGGCCGATGGACCGGGCGGTCGAGGTTGTCTGGTCGAACCGTCCGATCCGCCAGCAGCAGCAATTCACCTTCCCCACGGAGGCGCCCGCATGACCACCGAACTGGACCGCTACACCCCACCATCCCCGGGCGAGCTCGAGCTCACCTGGAAGCTCGCCGAACGCCTGGCAGACACCGATTTCGTGCCAAAGACCATGCGCGGCAAGGCCGAAGCCGTCCTTGCGTGCATGCTCACCGGCCACGAGCTCGGCATCGGCCCCATGCAAGCCTTGCGCGACGTCTACCTCGTCAACGGCCGCCCGTCGCTGGCCGCGACGCTGATGGTCGCCCGGGTCCGCGCCGCCGGCCACCGCTTCCGCACGATCCGCAACACCGACGAGAAGGCTACCGTCCAGGTCCACCGCAAGGGCGAGGCCGAGCCGGAGCCGCCGGTCGAGTTCACCCTCGAGGACGCCAAGCGGGCCGGCCTGGCCGGCAAGGACGTGTGGAAGCAGTACCCGGCCAGGATGGTCTGGTCGCGTGCCGCGGCGGCGGCGTGCCGACGTGACGCGCCCGAGGCCCTCGGCGGCGTCATCTACACCCCCGAGGAGCTCGACGGCCTGCCGGCCACGACGGTCGTGACCGCCGGCGGCGCCGTGGTCGACGCCGAGACCGGCGAACTGGTCGACGCCGAGCCGGCCCCGGCCGCGGCCGAGGGCAACGGCCAGGCCGAGCCGATGCGGCAGGGCGCCGACGTCGACGCCTGGCGCAAGCGCGCCACCCATCTCGAGAACGCCGACAAGGAACGCCTGGTCAACTGGGCCAACGAGCAGGTCGACGGCCAGTGGCGCAACGTCAAGGGCGGCTGGCGTGAGCTGTGGATGCACGGCACCGCCGAGAAGTGGTCCGCCGCGTTCGCCGCCGCTCACATCACCGAAGGCGGCGGGTCGTGAGCGAGCTCTACTCCAACCCGGGAACGTTCGGCCTCACCATGGTCGCGGAGCTCGACCGATCCTCAGGCTTCTACGAGTTCGACCTGATCGTTGTCTGGAAGCGCGACGCCGACGGCGCGCTCCTCTGGGCCGAGGACTCGGGCTGCTCGTGCCCAACCCCGTTCGAGGACAAGGGCACCGCGGACTTGCAGGCCCTGAACGAGTTCACCTGGCCCGAGTTCGAGCATGCCGCCCCGAGCACGTACCAGGAATGCACCCCGAAGGAGCTGGCCGACTTCCTCGCGAAGGTACAAGCCGAGCTCGTCCCGCCGCCCGCGCCTGTCGCTGCGGAGGCGGCGCGGGCGGCGTCTTCCCCACCGGAGTCCGCGCCGGGTCCCGATCAGGCCCCCCCGGTCGGTGCGCCCGGCGCGGACCCCACTCCTGCGGCCCACGGCGGGACTCCCGCCGTGGCGACCGCCCCCGCCGGGGGATCTCTCCGTCCGGCCGGGGGCGGGAGCGGGCTGCCGCAGGGTGAGCCGGACGGGCTGCCGCACCCCCCCGGCACCCGTCCGGCCCCAATCCCCGACGCCCCCGGAGCGTCGGGTGCCAGCCCAGCCCGACCCACCACGGGCGGCCTCCGGGCTGGCCGGCCGGCCGCCGCCGGTGGCGCCTCGCCGCGGCGGCCGGCCACCTCCGAAAGCGACGGTGCGCCGTGACCACCAGCCGGGTCCCCGACGACCTCGCCCGCCTCGAACTGCTCACCACCTTCGACGTGTGCCGCCGCTGGCGACTCAAGGACCGGACCGTCCTTGCCTGGGCGGAGACGGGGAAGCTGCCCGCCATCCGGACCCCCGGCGGCCAGTGGCGCTTCCAAGCCGCCGACGTCGAAGCCGTCCTCGCCGCCGCCCAAGCCCGCTACGGCCCGTAGACCGAAAGAGGCAACGCCATGACCCGCTACTCGGACGGCGAGACCTACCTGGGCGTCGCCGAGACCGCCAGGCGGCTGCTGGTGACCCCCAAGACCGTGGCCCGCTGGGCGAGGGAGGGACGGCTGCCCCACGTGAAAACCCTCGGCGGTCATCGGAAGTTCCCCGAAAGCGAGATCGACCTGATCGTCGACGCGATGGTCCTGGACGCCCACCCGGAGGAGGACGACTGAATCCACCGCCGAAATCGTGGCCATGAACTGACACACCCGAACCGCGAATTCGCACCAGTACCGCGCCGGCCTACTGCGCAGGGGCCGGAGCACCATTCCGAGGACCTTATTGTCGAGACCGACTGTCCGGCCCGCGGGCGGGCAGACGGAGCACCTGCTAACCGACCTTCCCACCAATGAGGCGCCGATGCTCTACGCGCGCAGCCCAGAGGGAACCAAGATCCTCGCCGAGCCCGAGGCGGTCGGAACCTGCCCGGGCTGCGACGACAAGATCATCCCCAAGTGCGGCGAGATCGTCAGCTGGCACTGGGCGCACTACGCCCGCCCCGACTGCGACCCGTGGTGGGAGGAGTCCGACTGGCACCGCTGGTGGAAAGCCCGGTTCCCCGCCGACGGCGTCGAGGTCACCATGGGGCCCCACCGCGCCGATGTCGTGGCCCGCTCCACCGTCATCGAACTGCAGCACTCGCCGATCTCCACCGCCGAGATCCGCGAGCGGGAGGACTTCTACACCGCACAAGCCGGCCGCATGGCATGGATCTTCGACGCCCGCGACTTCGCCCGCAACCTCAGCCTGCGCACGGGGGAAGGCTGGGACGCCCTTCCCGCGATGGTGTCGGTGCAGGCAACCACCGCGCTTGAGCCGCCGGTCTTCCAGACCCGGTGCGACTGCGGGGCGTGGCGTCTCCGCAACGGCTACCCACCGACCGGATGGCCCCCGTGCTGGAAGTGCCGCACCACGCTTGAACCCAAGGACGTCGACCCGCCGACGCTGCCGGTCACCGCGACCCGGTTCGCCAGCTTCATCTGGCGCCACCGCCGCCCCTCTCACGGCGCGGTCACGCAGCCGCTGTTCTGGGACTTCGGCGACGGCTGGCTGTTCCACGTCATCAAGCTCCACCTCGACCCGCCTGCGGCAGGCTTCGGCCGGTTCGTCGCCCGCGACTACTTCATCAACTGGTACGGAGGCCAGCTTCCCGAGGAGCCTCATGGTGCTGTCAGGTCGCCGTGACGCCACTCGAGCGCGTCCGGTCGGCGCTCGAGCAAGCAGGCTCCCGCAAGCAGGGGCCTGCCGGCTGGACCTGCCCCGCCCACGACGACACCCGCGCGTCCCTGTCGGTCAAGGAGGGGCATGATGGTCGTGTCCTGCTCAACTGCCACGCCGGCTGCGACCTCGACGCCGTCCTGGGCGCCCTCGGCCTGGTCATCGGTGACCTGTTCACCGAACGACCCGCCAAGGCCGAGATCACCGCGACCTACCCCTACGTCGATGAGGCCGGTGCCCTGCTGTTCGAGGTCGTCCGCTTCGAGCCCAAGCAGTTCCGGCAGCGCCGCCCCGACGGCCAGGGCAGCTGGATCTGGAAGCTCGCCGGCACCCGGCGGGTCCTGTACCGGCTGCCCAACGTGCTCAAGGCCAAGGCCGCCAAGCGCACCATCTGGCTGGCCGAAGGCGAGAAGGACGTCGCCGCCCTCGAACGCGCCGGGGTGGTCGCCACCTGCAACCCCGGTGGCGCGGGGAAGTGGCGCGACGACTACACCGCCGCCCTGGCCGGCGCCCGCGTCACCGTGGTCGCCGACGCCGACGTCCCCGGCCGCACCCATGCCGCCGCGGTCGCGGCCGAGCTCGAACGGGCCGGCTGCACCGTCGTGGTCGTCGAGCCGGCCAAGGGCAAGGACGCCGCGGACCACCTCGCCGCCGGCCTGGCCTTGGACGACTTCATCGCTTCCGGTTCCGCCACCTCACCTGAGGACGCAAACTCCGAACCGGCCGTCGACGACCTCATCGACGTCCTGCGGTCCTACCAGCACCTCGACGACGCCGGCCACGTCTGGTTCACCCTCGCCGTCGCCGTCTCCGGCGAGGCCGAGACCGAGCCGTTCCTGGACGACCCGCTCTGGGGCATGCTCGTCGGCCCATCAAGCAGCGGGAAGACCGAGACCGCCAAGGCGCTGGGTGGCATCGGCGGCTACGTCGACGATCTCACCGCCCCCGCGCTGCTGTCCTGGACGAAGGGCAAGGACCCCAAGCAGACCGGCGTCCTCGAGCGGGTCGGAAGGCGGGGCACCGTGACCGTCGGCGACTTCTCCACCGTCCTGGCCCAGTCCAACCGCGGCGCCAAGGACCAGCTGTTCAGCTTGCTCCGCCGCGCCTACGACGGCGCCGTCTACCGCGATGTCGGCAATGCGAAAAAGCAGCTCCGCTGGCGCGGCCGGCTCACCATTCTGGCGTGCTGCACCCCGATCATCGACGACTACACCTCCCACGCCGACTCCCTCGGCCCCCGCTGGCTGTACTACCGCCTCAAGCCACGCTCCCTGGCCGGTATGCGGGCCATGGCCCACGCCGCCCGCTTGCCCGCCTCTCAGGGCCGCGACCGCGCCATCGAGGTCGCCTCGGCACTGGTCGAACGGGCCTGCGTCCGCGCGGGCACGCTTCGGCTCCCGGGCGAGGTCGACTCGGCGATCATCGACATGGCCGTGGTCGCTTGCTACGGCCGCGCCGCCGTGCCCCGCTCCTCGTTCGGCAAGCGGGAGATCACCGGCGAGGCGACCCGCGAGGAACCCGCCCGCCTCACCCGGCAGCTGCGCCAGCTCGTCCACGCCCTGCTCGCCCTGGACGCCGGCCTCGAGCGGGCCATGGCCATCGCCCGACGCTGCGCCCTGGACTCCCTGCCGCAGACCCGCCGCCGCGTCCTGGAGCTGTTCATGGGCACCGGCGAGCTGACCGTCTCCGAGGTCGCCCGCGAGCTCGGCTGCGACCGCCGCGTCGCCCGGTTCGCCCTCGAGGAACTCGCCGCCGCCGGGGTGCTCGACTGGCCCGAGTCCTACACCACGGAAACAAGCGGTGATTCGGACGAAGAGAACCGGTGGGTGCCGCGAACCTGGCGGTTGTCCACAGCCGTCGGGCCGCTCTTCTCGTCCATTTTGGCTGGTCAGCCCTGGGAACAAAAAGTAGTACTACATGAAGAATTGAAGAAAGAAGAAGACGCGCGCGAGGCCAGTTCGAAGGGCAATACACACTTTGAGGCTCAGGGCCCACCTGCGGCCGGCCCCCTGTTCGAGCACTCTGAGCCGCCTCCGGACGACCCGGGGAGGTGGCGTCGCTGAACGATGACGTTATCCACAGCCCCGAGCCACCTTTGTCCACAGGCGCTTATCGCCCCGGTGAGGTGCCGATCGGCTATGACTGGGCCGCGCATTGGCAAGACGAGCCAGCCGGGATCTGCCGGGGCTGCCAGCGCTGGGCGAACACGCCCGGTCCGGACGGATACGTCTGGCATGCCTTCTGCTGGCTGTTCCCACTGACCGACCAGTCGTGGCGTTACCAGTGGGCCGAACGCTTCGAGAGTCCGCGCAAACCCCCGTCCATGGGAGGCCTGACATGACCGACTCGAACCGTGGCGGCACCGTCACGACCGACGTCGAGCTGCAAGCCATGAACATCCTGGTCAAGGCCCACAAGGAGGCGATGGCGCTGCTGGACGACGGTGACCGCAAGCGGGTCACCGACTGGTATTTTGACCGGTTCATCGGTGTCGGCGGCGCGGCCCCGGTCGCGCGGATGGCCGGCCAGCCCGACAAGCAGCTCGGCTCCTCCGACGGCCGCGCTGTCGAGGCGCACCCGTGAGCCCCGCCGACGCCGACGCCGCCCTGGACGCGACCATCGCGCACGACATGCGCGAGACCCGCAAGGCGCAGATCCGCGAACGCCTCGCGCGGTGCGACGTGCCGCTGGTCGAGCGGCAGTACGAGGTCGTCAAGCTCATCGACGCCGACGTGCCCTGGCTGCTGCGCTATGTCGAGCTGCTCGAAGGCGTGGCCATGGCGGCACGGAAGGCGGATCCCAGCAACCGCTGGGACTCGTGGAAGCGGCTCGATACCGCCCTGCGGTTCCTGGACGAGGCCGAGCCGTGAGCTTCCAGCAGGTCGCCGCGCCCCCACCCCCGCCCGGCCCGGTCGACCTGGACCGCGTCGAGGCCGAGGCCGGCCAGTTCGTCGCCGACGGCTGGGTGGCCCGGAACGTGCCCGGCCTGGTCGCCGAGGTCAAACGGCTCCGGGCCGAGGTCGAGGAGTGGAAGATGACTGCCATGGCCGGGGCGGAAGTCCTCGCCGACCGTGACGCCGAATCGCGCGTCGCCCGGGCCACGGTCGTCCGCCTGGACACCGAGTTGCGCGCCGCCCGCGAGGTCGTCGAGCTGGCACGGCAGCACGCCACCGGCCATGAGCCATATCCGCTGCCCGGTCTCTCCGCCGCCCTTGACGCCTACGACCGGGCGGTGAGCGAGTCGTGAGCCACCCGACCGACATCGAACTCATCGCGTGGCTTGACGGCGAGGAGCGCAGCACGCCTGAGCACGGCGAAATCGCCTGTCACGTCATGGCCTGCACGACCTGCGCCGGTCTGCTGCTCGCCCAGGGCGACGCCGCCTACGAGCTGCTGCGGACAAGCTGGCGGGAGCTGACCCCGTGACCCGCCCGTCCGGCCGCCACCTGGCCGGCCGCGGCCAGCCGTGGTGGTTCCCGACCCTGCTGCAACGCGGCCTGTACGTGTTCTGCGCGCTGGCGTTCCTGGCGGCGCTGGCCTACCGGCCCGAGCCGTTGGCGCCGGTGCTGGTGCCGCCGGCGGCCGCGCTCGACCCCAGCCTTGACCCGGCCGTGCCGTTTGGTGCGGGCGAACCCGCAGGAGGTGGCCGATGGTCTTCCACGCCGACGCCGACGACCGCCGCAGCCGTGCCGTCGCCCGGCTCGCCAAGTGGTCCGACCGTGCCGACCGGTGGTCCCGCCACGAACCCGACTTTGGCCGCCCGTTCCCCGGCGCCACGTTCGCTCGCCGCCGCAAGGCTGCCGCTGAACGCTACGTCGAGTGGGTCGCCGGCCGTGACGTCGCCGCCGGACGCCTCGACGACGACAATCCAGCCATCTTCCGAGTCCCCGGGGACTGCACCGAGCAGCGCGCCGCCGCCTACGTCGCCGCCGTCAAGCACTACTGCGCCGCCGTCGTCCGGCTCGCCGGCCACCTCGACGACGCGGCCGGACCAGGACGACCAGCGGCCGGTGAAGGCGTGCCGGGTGAACCACCACCCGAGGCGCTGCCAAGACACCATCGACGCTGGGACTGAGCAGCCATGATCGACCTGGACCCGATCGAAGCCCGCGCCAACGCCGCCACGCCGGGGCCGTGGCATGCCGACGAGGACAGCGAAGAAACCGGCCGTGGCGTGACCGATGACGCGGTGGAGCACTGGATCTTCTTCGCTACCACCCCGGCCCCGTCTGAGGCTGATGCTGCGCATATCGCCGGGATGGACCCGCGGACGACCCTGGCCGTGGTCAACGAGGCCCGTGCCGGCCGGCTGCTCGCCGACGACGCCCGCCAGGTCCGCGCCAAGGTCCACGCGCTGCTCAACTCGGGCGCGGTCGACCACGGCCGGGTCGCGCAGGCCCTGCGCGGCGTCCACGCCGACCTCGACACCGCCATCGCCGCCTACGCCGAGGCGGTGGGCGAATGATCGACCTGGGCAAGCTCTGCACCTGTGGCCATTCGGAACGAGACCACGACGCCTGGGATCCGCCGTACACCTGCGGCCACGGCATGACGGTCGAAGACCCGGACGGCGACTGCGACTGCATGGACTTCGACCAGGCGGCCGCACTGGTGAGCGCGCGCACCGTCGCCGAGCTGCAAGCTACCCGCGACGAACTGCGCCGCCATCACGAGTACATCCGCGGATTGACCGGCAACGAGGCGTGCCTGATCTGCCGCATCCGCGAACGTCCTGACGCCGAGGCCGTCTTGTGACCGCCGACCCGCTGGCCGCCGTCCCCGCCGAGCTGGCCCGGACCCTGCGCCGCGTCGCCGCGCAGCTGGACGCCGGCCGGGCCGCGTGCAAGGCCCTCGCCGCGGCGGGCCACGGCCCCGGCGGCCGCTGCCACGTGTGGGGCTGCCCGGCGTGCTACGCGCTGGCCGGCGCCGAGGTCGCCGGCCTGTGGGCGCCCGAGCCCGAAAGGACGACGCCATGACGACCGAAAGCCCGACCACGACCAGGATCGCGCCCGGCCAGTGCTCCGGCTGTGACCGGCAGTGGACCTCGCTGCGTGAGGCGCACTGCACGATCGACGGCTGCCACCGGCAGTTCGCCTCGACCAGGGCGTTCGATGTCCACCTCGGTCGCCTGCCGCAGTCTGGGCCGCAAGGCTGCCGTGACCCGAAGCTGGTCACGACCCGCGACGGCCGCCCCCGCCTGATCGAGCGCGACGGCGTCTGGCACGAGCCCGGTGAGTACCCCGCGCCGCAGCGGGGGCGGGCCCCAGCCGTCCGCAACGGGACAAGGTCATCTCGTTGTTCCACCCCGGGGTCCGGTGAGGCCGTGTGACCGCTCCCGTCGCGCCAGTGGCCGAGACCCCGCCGGGGACGCTGCGGCCGTGCGACGGCTCCGGCGTCCACGGCTGGCTGGAGCCCGCCGTGGTCCCGACCACCTCGGCCCGGTTCGCGGTCTGGACCTGCCCGGCGTGTGGGTGCCGCTGGAAGCTGGGCGGTGACGGCCGGTGATCACCTGGCTCATCGTCATCGGCTACCTGGCCGTCGGCTTCTTCGTCGGCGGGTTCGCCGCCCGGCTGGCATTCGAGGCTGAGCAACGTAACTTCCCCAGCTTGGCTGAGAGCTGGCGCGACCGGGACATGCACTGGGCAATCGTCTGTGGCATCGGTGCCGGCTTGTTCTGGCCACTTGTCGGTTCGTGCCTGCTCGGCTACCACCTGTTGCGCCGCTACTGGTTCGGCGATGTGCTGCGCGGCATCGACCGCGAAGAGCGCGAGCGGCGGATCGCCGACCGGGAACGGGAGCTGGGCCTATGACCGGCTACCTCGCCTGGCTACTGGTCTGGCTGCTCATCGCCCGGCTGGTGGGCTGGCTCACCGGGGGGCGGACCACATGACCGCCGTCCTCGTCGCCAGCCTGGCCGGCTGCGTGGTCGCCGCCGCGCTCACCTTCGGTGTGCCCCTGGTCCACTGGGTCAAGGCCTGGATCCGGGTCTGGACCCTCGCCGTCTCGTTTGGTCTCTCGAACACGGATTCGGAATATGCCCTCTGACCTGGTAAAATACCGTCATGTAACGGCCCGGCGGCGCTTGCGACGCCCCGGGCCCGGCCACCACCTGACAGGAGGCGATGGCGTGGCTGAGCGTACCCCGGTCAACGCGGGCACGAAGTACGGACGGCTGCTCGCACTGGCCAACGGAACGGCGGCGACGTTCCAGGTGCCGTGCCGGTGCGACTGCGGTGTCGAAGTCCGAGTTCGCGTCGCCCAGCTCGTGACGGGTAAGACGCGATCCTGCGGCTGCCTGCAACGGGAGATCACCGGTGCGAGGCGCAGAACGCACGGCAAGTCCCGCACGCCCGAGCACCGGGCATGGCGCGGCATGCTGGACCGATGCACGCTCCCGACCCACATCAGCTACCCCTACTACGGCGGTCGCGGCATCACCGTCTGCGAGCGGTGGCGATCGTTCGCCAATTTCCTCGCCGACATGGGGCCGAAGCCGACCTCCAAGCACACGCTCGACCGGATCAACGGCAACGGTAACTACGAGCCGAGCAATTGCCGCTGGGCGACCTGGAGCGAGCAGAACCGCAACCGGGGACCCGAGGCGTACGCCGGCAACCGCAACCGCAGGCCGGAGGCCTACGACCACGCTCGCAACCTGCCCCGCGACCCCGCGACGGGCCGGTTCCTCCCGAAGGAACGACGGCCATGACCTGGTCGCTCCTTGTCGCCATCGCCTTCGTGCTGATGCTCGCTGCGGTTACCGGCGCGTTCGTTCCCCCCGTCGTCCGCTACGTCACGACGTGGAACCGCCTGTGGACGCTGTGCATCGACGAAGGCCATCTGTTCGACTCGACCAGACAAGCCAGGGCACGCGCCGGCGTCGCGCCCGGCCTGCCGACCCGCACCCCGGTCAAGGGCCACGTCTGGCCCTCGCCGCGCACCGAAGGCGGCCTCCCCGTCCGCTACCTGGCGTTTTGCCGGCTCAACCCGGACGAATCCAGGTTCGGTGGCCTTGCCAGCCACTTCGAGCACCACACCGGACGACCATGGACCGTCACCCGCTGCCGTGGCCGCTGGTCCCGCTGGGTCGTCATCGCCCAGGCCCCCGGGCTGCCCGAGGTCCCCGCCCACCCTGAACCGGCGTTCCTGGCGCCGTGGGTCCTGCCCGTCGGCGAGACGGCCACGGGCCCGGCCACCTGGGACGTGACCGCCGCCTACCACTGCCTCGTCGTCGCCCGCACCGGCTGGGGCAAGGCGCTGGCGCTAGACACGCCGGTCCCGACGCCGACTGGTTGGACCACCATGGGCGAACTTGCCCCCGGTGGCCAGGTCTTCGATGAGCGCGGCCAACCCTGCACCATCCTGGCCACAACCGAGACAATGCACGACCGGTCCTGCTACGCGGTTGAATTTGACGACGGCTCGGTGATCGTCGCTGACACCCAGCATCAGTGGCTGACCGAGACCCGAGCAGCGCGCCGCTCGGCAGCCGACCGGCGCAGGGTGCTCGCCAACCCCATGCGTGCCCCGTACCACGACCAGCCATGGAAGCGCACCGGGCCGGCGCTGGCCACCACCGAACAGATCCGCGCAACGCTGCACTGGCCGCAGGGCGCCAAGAGGTACGCCAACCACTCGATCGGCCTCACCGCACCGTTGCAGTACCCACCCGCTGACCTGCCAGTCGACCCCTACGTTCTCGGCGCCTGGCTCGGTGACGGCTATTCCAGCGCCGCAATCATCACCACCGCCGATTCCGAGATCGTCGCCGAGATCGAAAGCGCCGGCTACGTGCTCAAGCCGACCAGGGCACAGAACGCCGGCAAGGCCACGAGCTACCGGATCTATGGCCTGCAGAAGACGCTGCGGCTGATGGGCGTCCTGAACGACAAGCACATCCCTCGCCAATACCTGCATGCCTCGGTGCCGCAGCGCCTCGCGCTGCTGCAGGGCCTGATGGACACCGACGGCACCGCCCAGGCGATGGGGGCTGGCGCCTGCCGGTTCTCGATCACCAGGCAAGTCCTCGCCGAACAGGTGCTCGAACTGATCATTGGCCTTGGGATCAAGGCCCGAATGAGCACCTCGCTGGCTACGCTCTATGGCAAGCCCTGCGGCACTGAGTACGGGATCAGCTTCGTGAGCGACCTGCCCGTGTTCCGGCTGCCCCGCAAGCTCAACAGGCAGAAGCTCGGCGCGATCCGGGACGTGCAGCGTCGGCGCTACGTCACCGACGTCCGCCCGGTGCCGTCGGTGCCCGTGCGCTGCATTCAGGTGGACTCGCCAAATCGCCTCTACCTGGCTGGCCGGTCCTGCATCCCGACGCACAACAGCTCGTTCGCGCTGTGGCTCGGCGGCTACGTCCGCCGGCTGCGGCACTGGCAGGTCGAAGTCATCGACCCCAGCGTCCACGACCAGCTCACCATCCGCCGCACCCTGGGCCGCGTCGAAGCCGCCTACGACGCCCGCGACCCCCTGGTCGAGCCCACCACGCGGATCCTGCTGGTCATCGACGAGACCCGCAGCGTCCTGCGCATCCCCGCCAAGACCTCGCCCAGCTACGCCCCCCGCCGTGATGCCGCCATGCTGGTCGAGGAGAAATTCCTCGACCAGGGCGGCAAGCGCGGCGTCCACGTCCTGGCCCTGACCGTCGACGCCCGCGCCGACGCCATCGGCGGCCACGTCCGCTCCTGCTTCGACGCGCGCCTGGCCGGCTGGCTCGACGCCGGCGAGTACGCGCTGGCCCTGGACCGGCCCGTCCCGCACGCCCGCAAAGGCCCGCGTGGGCGGGGCTGGTGGCGGAATCCCGACGGCACGTTGCAGGAGGTCCAGGCGCACCTGACGCCATACCAGCAACCAGCCAATTCCCACCCTGCCGACTAGGGGGCGCCGACGACCCGCGTGACCCGAATCTACGGCGCCATCGGCGCGCCCAAGCGGAGGTAATGCCAGTGCGGAACATGACCATCGGGCAGATGATCGTCTACGTCTTCGCCTTCCTTGTGCTGGCCGTGGTCGTCACGAGGCTGGTCGACAAGTACGTCGGCGTGGGAGTCGCCCACCAGATCTTCCAAGCCATCGCCGACATGTTCACCGGCGCGTCGAAGTGACCAACCTCGACCCCGCCCTCGCCGGCGTCCTGACCTGGACCGCCCTGGCCCTCGTCGCCGGGGTGCTGCTACGCCGCGCACCCGCCGCCCTGCTCACCTGGGCCGGTGCCGGGTGGGGCTTCTACCTGCTGGGCCGCAACCCCTACGCCGCCATCACCGTCCTGCTCATCCTGGCCATGTGGGTTGTTCACCGCTACGGCCTGCGCCACCTGCTCCTCTACGGCGCCCTGGCGTTCGTGTTCGCGGCCGTCACCTGGGTCAACCTCGCCTCGGGCATGCTGCTGCCCGCCGCGGTGGGCAACGCCGTCGGCCGCACGGTGCGGTTCGTCGCCTTCACCGCCGCCGCGTTCGTCGCCTGGCGGGTCGTCACCGGCCGGCTGGGCTACCTCGCCAACCCGCTGGCGTGGTCGGCCGAGACCCGCCGGGTCCAGCAGACCGCAGAACACCGCCGCGCGATGGGCCTGGGCCGCCGCGGCCTGGGCTGGATCACCCGCCACGGCCAGCGTGCCGTCACCGGCCGCCCACCGCCCGCCCTGCCCCGCCCCCCCGACGACATTGACCGCATGCTGGTCCGGGACCTGGCGATCCACGCCCGCCGCGCCGGCCTCAAACCCTCAGAGCACACCACCAGCGAGCTCCGTGAGGCGGTCCGCGCCCACCGGGCCGCGCCGACCCAGCCCGCCCCACCCACCGCCAGCGACGCAGCACGCGAGCCGGAGCCGGCCACCGTCCGGCCCCGGACGACGCCGCCGCCCGACACCGGCCGTTACGGCATCCCCGAACCGCTGTTCGAGCACGAGCTGACCTGGAGGTGGCGGTCGTGACCTGTCCGTTCTGCGACTGGTCCGGCCCGGTGCTGGCCGACTACGGCGACGTGCTCATCATCGAGCCGCTGCATCCCGTCGTACCCGGCCACCTACTGGCGGTAGCGACCGACCACGTCACCGACGCCCTCCAGGCCCCGAGCGTGACAGGGCAAGTGGCTGAAGCCGCCGCCGACTACGCCGCCAACCGTTCCCGCATCGAAGCCTGCAACCTCATCACCTCGGTCGGCGCGGTAGCCACGCAAAGTGTGTTCCACCTGCACCTGCACATCGTCCCGAGGACTGCGGGCGACGGCCTTCGGCTGCCGTGGTCGGAGGCGACCCCGTGACGCCGCCCCGCACGTCTGTCAAGATTGCGGCATATGCGCGCGACTGCCGTCTGGTTCGGGATCTACTGCCTCTGGGCCGTGGTCTTCTTCACTATCATCTGGCCCTGGGCGAAAGGCCGCATCCCCAACGACAAGCGCCCCGCCTACCGGCACTCGCCCGAGTGGTACGCCCTCCGCGAACGGGTCGCGGCCAGCAGGGGCTACCGCTGCGCCGCCGGCTGGCGCTGCGCCGGCCCCTTGCACCTCCACCACATCACCACGGTGAGTTACGGCCACGAAAGCCCGTGGATGCTCTGCTTCTTGTGCGAGCGTCATCATCACAGCTCGTGGCGCTTTTCAGCCCATTGGTGGGCGGACTGGCCGATCAACCACGAACGATGGCTACCGGTCGCGACTGCGCTCGTCGTCGGCCACGGAAAGCTTCGCCGCCTCGGCCGCCGCACCCGCCCGCAGCGAACCCCCTCGCCCACGGTGAAGATCCCGGGATCGTTCGCCCACGGCGACGTCATGCTGCTGCCCGACGGCCGGATCATGCAACGCACCGGCAAGGACTGGCAGGACATCAGCTAGCACGGCACCACCGCCCGCCGCGCCGCGTAGCAACCAAACGGCCCCCTGCCGCCGGCCGGACGGCATGCGGGGGCCGTTGCGTGGTCCGACACTTCTACGGCGGGCCGGTACCGTGCCGCGATTCTATCTGGGCGGTGGCCTGATGGCCAGCCCGTACTACGCCGACGACTCGGTTGAGCTGTACCTGGGCGACTGCCGCGCCGTCCTGCCCGACATCGACCCGGCCGACTTCGCCGCCCACGTCCATGACCTCCAGCACGCCGTCATGGCCCGCGCGGCGGTCCGCGCCTACCCCGACAGGTACCGGCCATGACCCGGCCACGCATCGTGGATCTCTTCTGTGGTGCTGGAGGCAGTGCGGCCGGTTACCAGCAGGCCGGCTTCCACGTCACCGGCGTCGACATAAGGCCCCAGCCGAGGTACCGCAGCGACGCCTTCTACCAGGCCGACGCCCTTGAGTTCCCGCTGGACGGGTTCGACGCCGTCCACGCCTCACCGCCGTGCCACGACCACACGCCCCTATCGGCCCTGGTCGGCAAGGACGACACCGGGTGGATGCTCGCCGCGACCCGTGACCGCCTGGCCGCATCCGGACTGCCCTACGTGATCGAGAACGTCCCCGGCGCGCGGATGCGCCGGGACCTGAACCTCTGCGGCGCCATGTTCGGGCTACGGACCTACCGGCACCGCTGGTTTGAGCTGTCCTGGTTCGTCATGCAACCGGGCCACCCGCCGCATCTGGTCCGCACCTCGACGAAGAAGCGGCGGGCCTGCTGGGATGCCGGGCTGCACGTCTCGGTCACCGGCGACGTCGGCGTGTACGTCGGCAGCCAGGCCATGGGCATCGACTGGATGACCGGCGATGAGCTCTCTCAGGCCATCCCGCCCGTCTACACCGCCTTCATCGGAGCTGAATTGCTCAACCACCTGACCCGCGAAGAGGCCACCGCATGACCATCAACCAACGGGACATGGGGGCCGGCTGGCCTACCGTTCGTTCCTTCGTTCCTCGTTCCGAACGTCCAGCCAGCCGGCCCCCATGTCCCTCGGCCCCGGCGACGACCAGGCGCCTGGGAGCGGCCCCGTGACCGGCCAGCCCCGCGGACAGCGGCACGACCTGGTCCGCCAGCACACCGTCCCGGTCACGGTCGAGCTGCACCCCGACGAGATGGACTGCACCGAACTGGGCGAACGGGCCGGCCAGGAGTTCGCCAAGGCAGCACTGGTCTCCCAGGGCGGGTTCGTCCTGCGCTCGTTCTACCGGGCGTTCGGCCGGGCGCTGCCCCTGGCCGCGCTGCTGGGAACCCTCGTCCTGGCCGGCTGCACACGGAGCGACCCGACCACCGCGTTCCCCGCCTCCCCGCCCACAACCGCCACGATACCGGCCACCAGCTCAGCGGCGTGCGCCCGCGCGCCCGACGACACCTGCGCCGCCTGGGTCGTCCGCGTCGTCGATGGCGACACCCTGGCCGCCCGCCTGGTCGACGGCAAGACCGAGACCGTCCGTCTGGTCGGCGTCGACACCCCCGAGACCCACCATCCCACCAAGCCCGTGCAGTGCTACGGCCCCGAGGCTGCCGCCGCGACCGCCCACCTGGTACCGCCCGGCACCCGGCTGGTCCTAGTCCTCGGCCACCAGCCCCGCGACCGCTACGGCCGGCTCTTGGCGTACGTGTACGCGCCCGAGGTGCTGCCCGGCGGCCGGATGCTGAATGCTGAACTGCTGCATGGCGGATTCGCGAGGGTGCTGCCGATCCGGCCCAACACATTGCATGCCAAGGGCTTTGCCGAGCTGGAAGCCGACGCGAAGGCCCACAAGTGGGGCCTGTGGGGTGCCTGCCCCGCACCCACGACAACCACGAAAGGGACACCATGAACCTCACCGAGATCTCCCGGCGCCGAGCAGCCGTGACGCCGGGACGGTGGAGGGCAGAGCCGCCCCGCCCGTTCGGCGGCAACACCGAGATCGTCGTTGAGCGCGAGGTGGACTCCGACCGCTGGATCGTCACCGTCTTCGAGCCCGGCGACGCCTCCTTCATCGCCCACGCGCCCGGAGACGTCGCCGACCTGCTCGCCGTCCTCGAACCGCTCGCCGGCTACCTCCACCACGACCAGCCCGTCGAGGTGCTCGCCGAGGTCGTCCAGGCCATCCGCGAGAGCCACGAGCGTATCCCGTTCATCACCGAGGACTGGGCGAGCGAACGGCAAGACCGGGAGTTCTACGAGGGCATGCTGCGCGAGTGCGAGCAGGTCATCGGCCCGAAGGCCGATGGCGATCCGGCCCTGCGTGAGCTGGCCGGGCGCCTCCGGGCCGTTTTGGCTGATGAGGATCAGGACGCCGGCCCGATCATCGGAGGTTGATGCCATGATCGAGCAGGACGCGAAGCCGCTGGGCCAATGGTGTGTATGTGACCTTTTCGGCCGGCAGCGCGCCGCCGGGTTCCTGACCGAGGTCAAGGTCGCCGGGCAGGACTTCCTCCGCCTGGACATCCCGGCCTCGGGCGGCCACCAGGCCCGCACGATCCACCTCAACCCCTCGGCGGTCTACTCCTGGGAAGCGGTCGACGAGGAGACCGCCCGGCTGGTCGCCGCGATGGACGCCCCGGCCGAGCCGGTCAGCACGTGGAGCGCCCGCCGAATGATTCGCGACTCCGCAAGCCAGCCCGCCATCACCGCACCCGATGACGACGACGACACCGATGACGAGGAGCCACTCTGATGGCCATGACCCGACGAATCCTCCTCGCCCTCGCCATCGTCGCGGCCGCCCTACTGGCCGGCTGCAGCTCCTACAACAACGTGCGTGGCCGCGGCGACGCCGACGTCGGCCAGGTCACCTCCACCCCGGTCGAGATCATCGAGTTCCCCGACTGGTTCGCCAACGTCGCGCACCACTGCGACGGGCATGGCCATAGGATCTTCGTTTCGACCCGTGACGCACCGCCTGTTGTGATTGCGGACACCTTCTGCCCGGGAGGTGCACGATGAAGACGTGCAAGGAGTGCCAGCAGGCCAAACCGCTTATGGACTTCTACCGGTCCAAGAGGATGCGCGATGGCCACCGGTCGAAATGCCGTGCGTGCATGGCGACCACGCGCCGCGCGAAGTACCGGTCAGATCCTGAGTATGCACAACGTGCTCGGGATCGGGCGCGTCAATGGCAAGCGGAACACCCGGAACGGCTGGCCGAGAACCGTCGCCGTGCCAATGCGAAACGTGTCCACGATCCCGCTGAGCACCGTGCGCGGTGGCTGCGTCGTAACTACAGCATGACGCCAGAGCAGTACGCCGACCTGCTTACCGAGCAGTCCGGGCGCTGCGCGATCTGTCGGGTGGCTCCACTGGGACCGCTTGTCGTTGACCACAACCATGACACCGGAGAGGTCAGAGGGTTGCTCTGCGACTCCTGCAACATGGGCCTCGGTCGATTCCGGGAGGACGCCGAGACGCTCCGGGTCGCGGCTGAGTACCTCGATGGCCACCGGGTCTACGTCACCACCCGTGACGCGGCCCCGGTCGTCTTGGACGATGCTTCCTGCCCCGGCGGGGTGGCCAAGTGAGCGGCCGAGGACAGGTCAGCCCAGCGCGCACCGTCCCGCCGCCGGTCAGCGACCGCGTACCGGCCCCGCCGTCGCGTCCTGCCGAGGCCTTCACGCCCCGGCCGTATGTGGATTCCGTCCGGGCATGCGCGCTCGGCAACGCCATCGAGGTGGCCGGGGCCATCTTCACCCGCGCGGCGCTCGAGGACGCCGTCATCAAGGGCTGGATCATCTCGCTCGCCCGCGAATTCGAGGCCTACCTGGACCCTTCCGTTGCTCGTCCGCCCGGGCACGGTCCGGCCCCCGATGACCCCGAGGGGAGGTGAACCGCATGAAGGACCGCTCGAAGCATTGGCGGACGCGCGTGGCCGTGGCCGTGACCCTGGCCGCCGGCGCGCTGCTCGCGCTCGCCCCGGCCGCGCTGGCCGCCGACAAGTGGATTTGGGCCTAGTCCGACCATCGTTGGGCGGACCCCCGACAGGGTCCGCCCCCTGCACCGGAAGATTCGGAATATGGCCTCTGACCTGCTAGAATACCGCCATAGAGTGGCCCGGCGCGGTGGCGACCGCCCGGGCCGTGGCCGACACCCCATGGAGGTGCCGAGCATGGCTGATGCTACCGAACGCTGGCTTCCCGTCGTCGGATATGAGGGCTGGTACGAGGTCAGCGACCACGGACGAGTGCGGCGGGTCGCCCGTGGTTCACGCACCAGGCCCGGGTTTGTCCTGGCCCCCAGGCCGACGAGACAGGGATACCGGCAGGTCGCCCTGTTCCGGTATGGCCAGCGGCGTGACCGAAAGGTCCATCAGCTCGTCCTGGAGTCGTTCATCGGCCCGTGCCCCCGAGGCCATGAGTGCAACCACCAGGATGGGGATAAGGCCAACAACTGTCTCGGCAACCTGGAATGGGCGACCCCGAAGGCCAATGCTCAGCACGCAATCAGGCTTGGCCTGCGGACGGGTACGCACACTCCCAGGCTCACCTGGCCACAAGTCGTGGAGATCAGGCGTCTCGCCGGCCTTGAGCCAGTAGAGATGACGGCGGCTCGCTTTGGCGTCTCGGAATCCACCGTCTATGCCATTCGTAGTGGCAGAACATGGCGGCGCTGACCCACCCGCATGCCGGCCGTGTCCGCCCACGGCCCCACCCGATCCAAGGAAGGAGCCGCCACCGTGTCCACCTGGGGGGCGAGAATGGAAGCCTTGATCGTCACGCCACGACCCGACCCGGCCACCCTGCCGCCCGCGCCGCCCGGCGTGGCCCGCTGTGCCCAGCCGATCATCGGGGTGCCCAACCGGGACCTGCCGCCGCTGGTCGTCCCGTGGCACGTCGCCCGCCGCCGCGTCTGGACGGCGCGGGCCTGCTGGGCCGTCGTCGTCGCCGGCCCGGTCCTTTGTGCCGTGGCGGTGGCACGGTGAGGACCGTCTACGTGTCGATCGGCAACTCCGACGGCAAGCTTCCGCCGCGCCGCTGGGCCGAGTTCCTGGCCATGACCGACCGTGCCATCTGGGAAGTCTTCGGTGGCGGCACCCACGGCATCTGGTACTCGCTGCCGACCTCGCGCTACCAGAACGCCTGCTGGTGCTTCACCTACGAACCCCATGACGAGCCAGCCGCCGAGACGTTGAAGGCCGAGCTGGCTGGCCTTGCGTCGCGGTTCGATCAGGACTCGATCGCCTGGGCCGTCGCCGAGATCGAATTCCTCACCGCGATGCCGAAGGTCGGTGCGCGGTGATCCGCCCCGTCGATCCCGGGTGGCTGGCCCGCTACCTCGCCGAGCCCGCCACCCCGACGGTGGACGTGGTCGGCTACCGGCCCGCCACCGCACGGATCTACAAGTGCCCGCTGCACGGTACCGTGTGGGCGCGGCCCGGGGTGCCGCCGTGCGACTGCGACCCGCACCTGGACGCCGACCCGTGACCGCCACGCTTGGCGTGGCCGAGGAGACCAGTATCGAGGTCTGCCGCGAGATCGGTTGCACGTACCGGCAGCTCCAGTACTGGGTCTCGAAAGGCTGGATCCCCGGCATGCGGTTCCACGGCCCCGGCAACAAGCCCGGCTATAACGAGCCCGGCTGGACCCGAGCCCAGGTCGGTGCGGCCAGGCACGTCAAGTTCAACCTCGACCTCGCCCGTGCGCTCCTGGCCGACCCGACGACCGGTGCCTCCGAGCACCGTCGGCGCCTGGGAGACCCGAAGGCCAGCCCGTGACCGGCCACGTCCTCGACGTCGCCTGGTTGTGCCCCTGCGGCCAGCGGGTCCCGGCCGGCGAGACCGTCTGGCCCTATGGTGAGGCGTGGCGGTGTGCCGCCTGCCTGCCCGCACCGGAGGTGACGCCGTGGCGGCGCAAGCAGAAGCCGTCCCGTCGCTACGCCACGGGCACGACCCTCGAGGAGCTGCTCCGAGAATGACCCGCTGGTCTGCTCCCGCCAGACGCGTGCGCTGGTGGTTCGCCCACGTCCCGGGAAGCGTCTGGGTCTTCCGCTGGCTCGTCCTGTCTGGCTCGGTCGTCAAGGACGTCGCGGCGACCAAGCGGGCAGCCGGGCGGCGCCGCCGAGGGCGTTCATGGACGGTGGTGCGCCGGCCATGACCCGCTGGGCCGCCCTCGCCGCCGCCGGCTGCCTCACCGCCCTCGCCGGCATCTTCTGGTACATCCGCTGCCTGGAAGACCGGGCCCGCCGTGTCCACCTCGCGTGGCCGCTGAGCCTGTTCGCCGCCGGCCTGCTCACCGTCGCGGTCGCGCTGGCCGGCGCCGTCGAATGGGGCGACTAGCGTGACCGCGCCCACCGTCCGCCTCGTCGTGTGGCAGGGGCCCCTGACCGGCCGGTTTTGGTGGCAGGCCTACTCCCTGCTCGCCGGCCGCACGCCGCTGGCCGTCGGCGGCCCCGCCGCCACCCGCGCCGACGCGCTCGCCGCCGGCCGCGCCCGCTACCCCGACGCCGTCGAAGCCACCACGGTCGACCCCGCCGGATGGGTCTACTAAAGGGAGGTGACGCGATGAGGACCTCGAAGCTGCTCGCCTGGCTGAACCTCGCCGGCCAGCGGCACTCCGGCCTGGACGGCCACTGACGCCGGCGGCGCCCCCAACCCGAAAAGGGCGCCGCGGCGGACCAGGCACCCGCGGTCCGACGGGGCGGTCGCCAGCGATCCTACCGAACGGAAGGCGGCCGCATGGCAGACGCGCGCGACCCGTTGCAGGCCGACCTCGACCTCACCTTCAGCCTCTACACCCAATTGGCCGCCCGCGTCCCACCCGAGTCGCACCCCGGCGCCGGCCGCCGCACCCCACCCGCCAGCCGGCCGCCGCTACAGGTCGACATGGTCTCCCACATGGCCGACCTCGAACGCTACACAAGCTGGTGGATCGCCACCGCCCGCTACCTCCTGCAGCCCGTCACGAAGGTCGAGCTCACCAAGCGCGAGGGCGTGGTCTGCCCCTACTGCGGCGCCGACCTGGTCGCGTGGCTGCGCAGCGCCGACCCTGACGCAAGCGAGATCGTCTGCACGGGACTGGACCACCTCGAGGTGGACGGGCCGCGACGGTGGCAGTCGTCGGAGTGGAAGCGCCTCGGCGTCCTGGCCGGCGTCCACGACGACGCCCGCTACGGTGCCCGCCCGCCGTGGCAGAAGCTCGATGATGCGGCGTCCGGTTGACGCACATGGCAAAATCCCTGCTAGTCGGGTGGAGTGCGCCCATGCCGCTCCCCGCATCCCCCGCCCCGCAAGGGAAAGGAACCCACCATGCGACGCCTGCTCTGCGCTGCGCTGCTGTCCTGCGCCCTGATTCTCGGCTCTGGCCTGGCCGCGTTCGGCAATCCCGGCCCCGGTGACTCGAACCAGTGCGCCCCCGGCCAGCACGCTGGCCCGACCAGCCCGCCGCCCTGCCCCAACAGCAAGTAGCCCGACGGCCGGCCCGCGAGCTGCGGCCCCTGAACATCTCCTATGGCCAGAGAGACCTACACCGCAACGGTCGAGTCAGGCGAGTGCAACCAGTTCGCCCGCCTCGATCTTGGCGAGATCCATCTCTGGCTGTATCCGCAAGAGGACGGCACGGTCATCGTGGAGACCGAGGAGAAATACTGAATCCCCCATCGCAAGAGAGGAACCCCGTGCGCCGCCTATTCCGTGCTGCCCTGCTCGCCGCCGCTATCACCGCCACCACCGCTATCCCCGCCCTTGCCGGGTCGCCCCACTTCGTCGACGACCAGACCACCTTCGCCCAGACCGGCAGCACCCTCACCGTCACGTTCAAGGAAGCCGGCCTCGGCGACGAACCCCAGGTCGACTACCTCCTCGACGCCACGTTCCAGTGCGTCAACCCCGGCGGCAACGACCCGGCGGCCGGCAACAAGCAGTCCTTCTCCACCGCGGCGACGCTGCCGGTCCAGAACGGCCAGGTCTCCGGCAGCCTCTCGGTGACCGCGGTGCTGCAGCCCAAGTGCGAACCCCCGATGACGGTCAAGGTCGTGAGCGCCACGCTGACCGACACCACCAACAACCTCAGCGTCACGCTGTAGCCATGCCGTGAGCAGGTGGTCAGCCGACAGCTGGTGGTACCGCACCGCACGCCGCGAGTTCCTCGCCGCCTGCCCCGTCTGCTGGCAGTGCAGCCACCCCGGCGCCGACGAGATCGACCACGTCATCGCCGCATCCGTCGCCCCCGACCTCCGCTTCGAGCCGTCGAACTGGCGGCCCAGCCACGGCCACCGCGGCTGCCCCGTCTGCAACCGGAAGTGCAACCAGGAACGCGGCGCCAGCCTCACCCTGCCCCGGATCACGACGAGCCGGGCCTGGTAGGCAGGGGGGGGAGATCGGACGACTCGAACCGGACACGGCCCCCGACCCGCTTGCCAGCCGTGCACATTTTGTGTGCCCCCGTGAGCCGGGAATCGGACATGCCTGACTTCGGGCCGGTTGAGACGGCGATCCGGCGGGACCTCCGCAAGCTCGGCCTGAGCGTGCGGGCGCCGTCGGGGCTGGCCGCGACGGCGTTGGCGTTGGCGCAGCTGCTGGACGGCGAGTGCCGTGGGGTGTGCCGCCAGTGCGACGAGGAGATGAGCTTGCGGGTCGATGCGAGCGCCAGGGACATGGCGGCGGTCGCCAGGCAGCTCACGGTGACGATGGAGAGCTTGGGGCGGCGCGGTGACCGCGACTCTGGACAGGGCTTCGTCGCTTCGCTGCTCGCCCCGGTTCCCGATGCCGAGGGACCTGAACCGCAAGACGCGCGGAGACGCCGCGTACGGCGAGCCCGTGGCTGAGTGGGAGGGGAGAGGCTAGTCGCTTCACTGTTCGCATCGGCTGGTATAATAGCCGCATGACCAGCGAACTCGTGAAGCCATGCCAGGAGTGGTCTGGTAGCCGAACGAAGAAGGGCTACGGGCAGGTCCGCGTCGGCGGCCGAACTCGGCGGGCGCACGTTGTCGCCTATGAGCGAATGCATGGTGCCGTCCCAGCCGGACTGGAAATCCACCACCGCTGCGAGAACAGGGCATGCGTCGAGGTAACCCACCTCGAAGCGGTCACGCACCGCGAGAATTGCCGTCATCGCACCGAGCAGATCTCGCACTGCCCGCAGGGCCACCCCTACGACGACGCGAACACCTCAGTAGATGCTGAGGGCCACCGGCACTGCCGGACGTGCTCTCGGGAGCGGACGCGGGCCCGGCGCGGCGGCCTTCGCCGCGCCGTATCCACCGCCGAGGCGTGCCCTTCCGGGCATCCTTGGACTGAGGCGAATACGGGGCGGTTCCTTGACGGTCGTGGCAACCCACAGCGCAAGTGCCGGACTTGCGACCGAGAGCGAGCGCGGGCCAAGCGGGCTCGCCTGCGCACCTAGGTGGACGACCCCGAGGACCGACCGGCCGACACGCGGCGGCGAGCTGGCCCGGTTCGCGGCGGCGTTGGGGACGCCGCTGATGCCGTGGCAGCGCCACGTCGCCGACGTCGCGCTAGAGACCGATCCCGACACGGGCCTGCTGGTCTACCGCCGGGTTGTCCTGACGGTGCCGCGGCAGAGCGGGAAAGCTTTGGATGCGGACACCGAGGTTCTGACCACCCGCGGGTTTGTCACGTTGCGGGATATCCGCGAGGGCGACGAGGTCTTCCACCCCGATGGGCATCCAACGCGGGTGACGTTCGTCTCGGACATCATGCACGGCCACGACTGCTACCGGGTCACGACCACGGACGGCCGCAGCGTGGTTGCCGATCGGGACCATCTGTGGACGGTGGAGGACCACCTCGCGGCGCGGAGCACGGGCTCGCGCTCGGATCGATCCCGTAGCTTCCAGTGGCGCACCCTGCCGACCTACGGGCTGGTTGGTGGGCTGATGCGGCAGGAGAACCGCACGGTCACCACGGGCGGCAAGCAGTATGCAAGCCGCGAGTTCCGGTTCCGCCTACCGTCCCAGGGCGTGTTGAAGTCCGAGCCGGTCGAGCTGCCGATCGACCCGTACCTTCTCGGGTACTGGCTAGGCGACGGGCACAGCGCTGCCGCTGTGCTCACGGTCGGCGATGAGGATCTCGCCGCATTGCTTGAGCAGATCGTCGCGGCCGGCTACATCCACGGGCAGCCGCGACGTGACCGTACTGCCTGGCGTGTCCGCCTCGGCATCACCAAGCTGGGCCGGGAATGCTCAGTAGGCGGCTGCCCGCGTCGGGATATCGCGCGCGGGCTCTGTCCTAGCTGCTACAGCAGGGCTGCTCGCCGTGGCAACCTTCCGGAGGTCCGTTCCGGGGATGGGATGCAGCAGCGGCTGTGTGCGCTTGGCGTCCTCGGCGATAAGCACGTCCCGGACATCTACCTGACGGCCGGCACGGATCAGCGGTTGGCGCTCCTACAGGGCTTGCTCGACACCGACGGCTCCATCTCCATGGGTAGCAGCGGAACGGCTCGGGTTGAGTTCTGCTCGACTCGCCAGGTGCTTGCCGACGCGGCGCTCTACCTAGCCCGCTCGCTGGGCTGGCGGGCCACGATCCGGGAGAACGCCGCGGTCCTGAACGGCCGGGAGGTAGGCCGTCGGTGGCGGGTATGCTTCACACCCGAAGCCAGCGATCCGATCCCGTTCCGCCTTCCCCGGAAGCTCGCTCGCATCCAGGCATCGCGGGCCCGGGCTGGCGAGCTACACGCCGTCAGCCTCGCCAGCATCGAGCCGGTGCCGTCGCGGCCTGTGCGGTGCATCAAGGTCGACTCGCCTGACGGCCTGTTCCTCGCTGGCCGTGATCTGGTTCCTACGCACAACACGACGCTGCTGCTGGCCAAGATGGTTCACCGGGCGCAGGCGTTCGGCCGTGCGCAGCGGATCGCCTACACCGCGCAGACCCGGTTGAAGGCCAGGGAGAAATGGGAAGACGACCACCTCCCGATCCTTGAGGCGTCTGCGTTCCGGCCGCTGTTCACGGTGCGCAAGCAGATCGGCCAGGAGGCGATCCGCTGGCGGAACGGGTCGATCCACGCCATCGATGCGCCGACCGACGACTCTGGGCATGGCCCGACGCTGGACCAGGGCGTGATCGACGAGGCGTTCGCCCGGGAGGACGCCCGGGTCGAGCAGGCGATGGCGCCGGCGATGATCACCCGGCCGCAGCCCCAGCTCGATGTGGTTTCCACCGCGGGGAAGTCCAAGAGCCTCTCGCCGTACCTGTGGGGGAAGGTGGAGGCTGGCCGCCTCGCCGCCGAGGCGGGGCTGACCTCGGGGGTGGCGTACTTCGAGTGGTCGGCGCCGAACGACGCGCCGGCGGACGACCCGGCGACGTGGTGGGCGTGCATGCCGGCGCTGGGCCATACCGTGACCGAGGCGGCCGTAGCGGCCGAGTTCGCCTCCATGGACCTGGGCGAGTTCCGCCGTGCCTACCTGAACCAGTGGCTGGACGAGACCCCGGCGGAATGGCTGGTGATCGGCCAGGCCGCGTGGCAGGCGATCCGTGACCCTGCCAGCCAGATCGTGGACCGGCCGGCGTTCGCGGTCGACATGACCCCCGACCGGACCTGGGCGAGTATCGGCGTGGTGGGCTGCCGTGCCGACGGCCTGCGCCACGTCGAACTGGTGGAGCACCGCCGCGGCGGGTCGTGGGTCGTGCCGTGGCTGCGCGAACGGGTCGACCGGGCTGACCGCTGGTCGCCGTGCGCGATCGTCATCGCCCCCTCAGGGCCGGCGAACTCCCTGATCGCCGAGGCCGAAGCGGCCAGCCTGGAGATCCTGAAGCCGTCGGTCGGCGAGATCGCCGGCGCGTCCGGGGCGTTCTACGACGCGACCGGGGCGAACCCGTTGGTGGATGAACCGTCGACGGTGCGTCACCTCGGCCAGGGCGACTTGGACGTCGCCGTCGCGGGGGCGCTCAAGCGGGATCTGGGCGACCGGTGGCTGTGGGTCCGCAAGAACGTCGGTGTGGACCTGTCGCCGCTGCCGGCGGTGACGCTGGCGTTGTGGGGTCATGCCGTGCGCGCGCACCTCGGCGTCGAGGCCCTGCCGGCCCCGGAAATCTTCTGAAAGGCCCCCAACGGCCATGATGGCTCGCCGGATCGTGATGATCGCCTGCCTCGTCGCCGGGATCGGCGTGCTGGCCGGCGTGGGGTGGGCGCTGCTCGCCGCCGGGGTCCTGGCCGAGGTGGCCTGGCCCCGTGAGCAGCCCGTGTGGCTGCCAGCCGTCGAGCGGCGCGCCCGCGCAGCCGTCGCTGCGGCGTGGGCCGCGCCACGGCGGGCGGTCGCTGCGGTGCTCATGGCTGCCGGGATGGTCGCGGTCCCGGTCGGGGTGCTGCTCGCCGCCGGTTTCGGCGTGAGCCTGGTCGTCGCCGGCGCCCTCGCCGGCGGGGTCTCCCTCCTCGTCGGGTGGAACGCCTGAGATGGGCTGGCTCAGCCGCAAGGACATCGGCCTGCAGGTTCCGTCCGGGGACCAGGCCGTCATCCCGATGCCGCCGTTCGGCGGCGGCAAGCCGAACCTCGACGGGATGCTGTATCCCGACTCGTCCTACGAGACGTTCGCCCGCAACGGCTACGGCCGCAACGAGCTCGTGTTCGCGTGCATCAGTGAGAAGGCGCAGTCGCTGCCGCAGTCGGTGCTGCGGGTGTACCCGACGTCGGCGGGCGGGGAGCCGTTGGAGGGCCACCGGCTGCGGCAGCTGATCGCGCAGCCGAACCCGATCACCAACGAGTTCGAGTTCTTCGAGCTGTCGGTGACCTACCTCGACCTTGCCGGGAACTGCTACTGGCTCGTCCAGCGGGCCCGTGACGGGCTGCCGGCGGAGCTGTGGCCGCTGCGCCCGGACCTGGTCCGGGTCCTGCCGAGCATGGACCCGCGGGTGTGGCGCTACGGCTACGTCCTGGACCCGTCCGCGGCCGCCCGCGGGCAGGATCCCGAGGTCGTGCCGATCCCGGTGGGGGACCTGATCCACATCAAGTACCCCAACCCCCTGGACCAGTACTTCGGGCAGGCGCCGCTACGCCCGGCGTCGCGGGCGTCGACGTTGGACAACGCCGCGACCGACTTCGTCGACGGCCTGCTGCGCAACGACGCGGTGCCGCGGGTGGTCGTGACAACGCAGCAGGAGATCGACCAGACCGTCGCCGACAAGCTCAGGGCGATGTGGCGGCGCAACACCCGCCGCGGCGAGCCGTCGTTCCTGCAGATGGGCATGGACGTCAAGGTCCTGGGCCTGAACCTGCGGGACCTGGAGTTCCCCGACCTCCGCACGATCAGTGAGTCGCGGATCTGCATGGCGCTGGGCGTCCCGCCTATCCTCGTTGGCGCGAAAGTCGGACTTGACCGTTCTACGTTCACGAACTACGGCGAGGCCAGGGTCTCCTTCTGGGAGGAGACGGTGATGCCGCTGCAGCGCCGCTTCCTCGAACCGGTCCGCACCCGGCTCCTTCCGGAGTTCTCCGGCGTCGGCCGGGCGCGGGTGGAGCTGCGGTGGGACAACAGCCAGGTCCTGGCGTTGCAGGAGTCGGAGCAGGCCCGCTGGGACCGCGCGACGAACGCGCTGGCCCGTGGCGGGGTGACCCTGAACGACTTCCGCCGCACCGTCGGCCTGGACCCGGTCGGAAACGGGGATGTGTTCCTGATGCCGGCCGGGGTCGTGCCGATGCCCGCCGACGGCGAGCTCCAAGCCCCCGCCCCCGCCGCCCCCGCCGCCCCCGCCGCCCCCGCCGCCCCCGCCGCGACCGGCAGGCAGCCGCCGCGGCTGGCCGCGGCGTCCTACGCCGAGGCGTTCCTCGCCGAACACAAGCAGCTGGCCGCCCGCAACGGCCATCGCCAACTTGCAGGAGTGACTGATGGAACGTGAGCGGTGGCAGCTTCCGATCCAGTGGAAGGCGGCCAGCGACGGCAGCGGCGAGATCGAGGGCCACGCCGCGGTCTTCGGCAACGTCGACCTGCAGGGCGACCTCATCCTGAAGGGCGCGTTCAAGAAGACCCTGTCCGACTGGAGCCGCGCCAAGGGCAACATCCCACTGGTCGACGGCCACCTGGCCGACAGCGCCAAGACCCTGCTCGGCAGCGTCTCCTCCGCGAAGGAGGACGCGACCGGGCTGTGGTTCCGCGCCGGCTTCGCCAGCGACGAGGCTTCGCAGGCGGTGCGGACCAAGGCGCTGGAAGGCCACCTGACCGGCGTCTCGATCGGCTGGCTGCCGATGCCCGACGGCGTGACGTTCAAGCGCGGCGGCGACGGCGAGATCGTCCGGGTGCTCAGCGAGGTGCGGCTGTTCGAGATCTCGCTGACGCCGATCCCCGCCAACCCCGAGGCGCAGCTCACCTCGGTGAAGTCGGCCGGCACCAGCCCGCCGCCGGAGACCACGACCCTGGACTACGAGGCGTTCGCCGACGCGATGGGCAAGGCGCTCGGCCTGCCCGCAGTCGCGAGCAAGGCCGCCGTGGACGCCCTGCTCGGCGCCTATCACCCCGACGCCGGGGATGCAGCACCCCAGGAAGCCGGGCCGGCCGACGAGCCGGAACCCACTTCCGACGCAGCCGCCCCCACCGGCCAGCCTGACGCCTCCCCGGCCGGGGACACTGCGGCCACCCAGGCGGAAGCCGAGCACCAGGCACTCCGCCACCGCATCGACGACGCCACCGCGTACGCGTTGCGCGTGATCCACCTCGAGCCGCGCGACGGCGCACTCGTCGGCACGCCGCCTCTGGCACGTGCCGGAGCCCTTGCCCCGCTGGAGGTCGCCCAGGCGATGGGCGACCTCGACCGGCTCGAAGCCGAGCTGCAAGCGCAGAACGCGCGGAAAGGAAACTGAAGCGGTATGACCACGCGGGTGCAGGACCTGACGGACAAGGCGCTGAACTGCATCGCGCTGGCTCGGGCGATCAAGGACCGTTACGCGGACCCGACGCTGATGCCCGCCGAAGAGCTGGCGAACATGAAGGCGCTCAACAAGGAGGCGTTCCGCCTGCGGGAGCTGGCGACCGCCGAACGGGAGCACGCCGACCTGGAGTCGTGGGGCTCGGAGCCGGACGGCACCAGCCCGGCCCTTGCGACCAAGGCCGTCGCCGACGTCGCGCAGGCCAAGGCCAACGGCGGCGGCCCGGTCGGGGAGGCGTCCCACCGGATCAACGTCGAGCGGTTCGCCAAGGCGCTCCGCGGCGGCGTCGGCGCGCTCAACATGGAGGAGAAGGCCGCGATCGTAGAGAACGCGACCGGCCAGATCATCGTTCCCCACGACCTTGCCGGGCCGATCTTCCTGACCCTGCCGCGGCTGGGGGTGCTGCGCGATCTGGCGCTGGTCCGGCCGACCACGTCCAACCTCGTCGACGTCCGCGCGCTGACCAACGCGACCGCCGGGTGGGGCCAGCTCGAGCTGGGCGCGACCCCGCCGACCGACGCCGCCGTCGCGGCGACCGGCCCCAACCAGGTCACCGTCCAGGACCTCGTCGCGCTGGTCCAGATCGGCACCGACCAGCTGATGGACACCGACGCCAACCTCGTCTCGCTGGTCCAGGAGATCGTTGGGGCGAAGTTCGCCGAGATGGAGGACGACGCCTTCGCGGCAGGGAACGGCACGTCCAAGCCGTTCGGGCTGGCGACCAGGGCGACCGTCGGCGGGGCGATCCCCGCGGCGCAGGGCGTCACCGCGGCGGCGTCGGCGGTCAGCCCCGACCAGCTCAAGCAGATGCAGTACGTGATCACCGCGAGGTTCGCCAACCAGGGCGTCTACCTCGCCTCGGACGACGCGACCCAGGCGATCGCGCTGCTGAAGGACTCAACGTCGAACTACCTGTGGCAGCCGTCGAACCAGGCGGGGCAGCCGGACGTGCTGTTCGGCCGGCCGTTCTACCGCCTGTCGGGGTTGCCGTCGATGGCGGCGACGACCACGTTCGTGGACCCGGCGATCCTGTTCGGCGACGTGCGAAGCGGCTACATGGTCGCCGACCGGCAGCGGATCACGGTGCAGCGTCTCGACGAGCGCTACGCCGACCAGGGCCTGGTCGGGTTCCTGTTCCGCCAGCGCGTCGGGGGAGACGTAATCCGCCCGGCTGCCTTCGCGAAGTACCTGCTGTAGCCCACGTCCGCGGGCGGGGCGGAGGAGCCCCGCCCGCGGCCTCACACCAGGAAGGGAAGCGATGGCGACCCTGACCACCGACGTCGGCGCGCCGTACACGCCGGCGGCTGTCAACCTCGCCACCGCGCAGACCGGCAACGGCGCCACCACCAACACCATCGACCGGGGCGGCCGCACCGGTGTCGTCCTGCTCCAGATCACGACCGCCATCGGGGCGACCCCGACCTGCACGTACGCCATCGAGGGCTCCGTCGACGGCACCACCTGGTTCGCGATCCCGTATGCCGATTCGGCGACCCCGGGCACGGTCAGCGTGGCCACGTTCGTCATCACCACCGCGACCACGGTGCGCAAGTACCTGCAACGCGACGCGCCATGGCGGTACCTGCGGGTGACCATGTCGGCCAATACCAACGTCACCAACACGATCGACGCCTGGGTCTTCTGACGACAGGAGGTCATGATGGCCAAGCAGACTGCCGGACCGCCGGTCCCGCCGCTGCCGGACTCGCCCCGCAACGCGCAGGGCACCCCGGACGGCAACCCGTCCCGCGCGCCAGAGCGTCCCGCGCCGCAGGCCGACGGCAAGCCGGTCAGCCCCGCAGTCGCGCGGTCGCGCGGCAGCGCCGCCGTCGCCCAGGGCCACGGCCAGGGAGGGGGTGGCGGCGGGAAGTGAAGATCACCATCCACGGCCCGCTGTCCGGTCGCGACTGGAACGGCCAGATGGTCGGCTGGGCGCCCGACACCCTCATCGAGGTCGACGACCGTGATGAGAAGGCGGTCGCGTGGGCGAAGGGCTGGGCGGCGACGCCGCACGCGACCCTGGTCGAGGACGTGAAGGCCAAGGCGGAGAAGGAGCCCGCCAAGGAGCCGGCCAAGGCGGAGCCCAAGGCGGCGGCGAAGGAGCCGGCCAAGGAGCCCGCCAAGCAGACCCACCCGGCCGGGAAGTCGAGCAAGTGACTCCGGTCGCCACGGCGGTCTGGATCGACATCGACGCCGCCGAGACCGACGCCCAGCCGATCGCCGTCGAGTGCCCGACCTGCTACGCGATCGTGCGGACCCGCCGGCTGGACGACCACGTCAAGGCTGTCCACACGGCCTGATAGAGTGGAAAAGCGCAGCCCGGGGGACGTAGCGAGCGTCCCCCCGGGCCACTTCGATCCCTGGTTAGGAGGGACCGCGTGAACGATCGTACTGCCCCCGCTCCGGTGTGCGCGTGTGGCTGCAGCAACCTGGTCACATGGGACTCAAGCCACCGTCGCTGGTATCGCTACCGGCCTGGTCACTACCGGCAGCCTGCCACCTACAAGGATGCGGCGTGGCTGCGCCGCACCTACGCGAATGGGCAGACGACGTGGGAGATCGCCGCCGCGTGCGGCGTGAACCACTCCACCATCCTGAAGTTCATGCGCAAGTACGGCATCGCGCGGCGCAGCCGGTCGGAATCGCGGATGAACCGCCACCTGGGCCAGGCGAACACCGCCTGGAAGGGCGGCGTCGCCCAATGGCCGTACTCCAAGAACTGGACAGAGCTGGCCAACACGATCCGCGACCGTGACCGGTGGACCTGCCAGGACTGCGGTGAATGCCGGCAGCGTTGGGGGTCCGCGCTTCATGTCCACCACATCGATGAGAACAAGCTGAATGACGCCCCAGCCAATCTCATCTCGCTATGCGCCCTGTGCCACATGACTCGGCACGGCGCGAAGAAGGAGGTGATGCTGGGGTGAAAATCTTGTGGCACTCGGTGGCGCCATGGGCACCCACCTGACCGGCTACGGGACGCAGACCGGCATCATGGCGCCCCGCATCAAAGCCCTCGGCCACGACCTCGCCATCTCGGCGTACTACGGCCACCAGGGCTCGGAGATGGAGTGGAACGGGATCAAGATCTACCCGTCCTACAGCGCCTCATATGGGTCGGACGTGATCGTCCCCCACGCCCTGCACCACTTCGACGCCCACTCCTCCAAGAGCCTGCACGAGGCGTCCTGCCGCGGGATCATCGTCACCCTCGGCGACGTGTGGACGTTCGAGAGCCCCCTGCTCGACCAGCTCGCCGTCGCATCATGGGTGCCGATCGACCACCTCGCCGTCCCCGACGTCGTCCGCTCCTGGTTCAACGTGATGGGCGCCATCCCGATCGCCATGAGCCGCTTCGGCGAGCGGGCCTTGCAGGACGCGGGGTTCAGCCCGGTCTACGTTCCCCACGGCATCGACACCGCGACATTCGCGCCGGGTGACCAGGCCGCCGCCCGGCAGGGCGTGGGCTTGCCGGAGGATGCGTTCGTGGTGGGGATGGTCGCCAACAACGTCGGCCGGGACGGCAACCGCAAGGCGTTCGCCGAGCAGGTCGCCGCGTTCGCCGAGCTCCGCCGCAAGCACTCCGACGCGATGCTGGTCCTGCACTGCGACGTCGACCAGCCCGCCGGGATGCGGCTGCGGCCGTTCCTGGAACGGATGCTGCCGAAGGGCTCCTACACGTACACCGACGTCTACGCCTACCGGAAGGGCTTGAACCCGGCGGCGGTGGCGGAGGTGTACCGGGCCTGCGACGTGCTGAGTAACTGCTCGTACGGGGAGGGGTTCGGCATCCCGATCGTGGAGGCACAGGCGTGCGGCGTCCCCGTCGTGGTGACGGATGCGACGGCGATGCCGGAGCTGGTCGGCGCGGGGTGGAAGGTCGGCTACGAGCGGATGTGGCACGACTCCCAGGGCGGCTGGGCGGCCGTGCCCCGCATCTCAGAGATCGCCCAGGCGTACGAGGAAGCCTACGACCAGGCCCGCAGTGAGGACGTCCGGGCCGAGGCGTGGGCGTTCGCGCAAGCCTACGACGCCGACCGGGTCGTCGACCGCTACTGGCGGCCGGCGCTGGACCGGTTCGCCGACGCGTTGGAGCGCCGCCGCGAGGACCTGACCCGGCCGCCGGACCCGGCGCGGATGCCGGTGAAGATCCGGGAGGCGGACGGGCTGCTGTGGGTCGACCGTGGCGGGAAGGCCGGCGACCAGCTCGGCCCCGACCCCCACGAGCAGGATCTGTGGCCGATCCTTGAGGGGCTGCTGCCGGAGGGCGGGGTGTTCCTGGACGTCGGCGCCCACGTCGGCCACTGGTCGTTGCGGCTGGCCGCCAAGGCATCCCGGGTGATCGCGGTCGAGGCCAACCCGGTCACCGCGTCGACGCTGCGGCGCAACATCGCCATGAACGACCTCGGCGGCAAGATCAGCGTGAACGAGATCGCCGCATGGGACTCCTCGGCGATGCTCCGGCTGGAGGATCCCTACAACCAGGTCGCGGGCGGTTCCACCCGGGTTCTGCCGCTTCGTGACGGCCCCCTGAACGGCGATGGGGTCGTCATGGCTGCCCGGCTCGATGAGGTGCTCGCCAGCGGTGTGGACCGCCTCGACCTCATCAAGCTCGACGTCGAAGGCGCCGACATCCACGCCATCGACGGGATGGCCGGCCTCCTCGAACGGTACCGGCCGGCCCTGTTCGTCGAGCTGCACGACATCTACGGGTACTACACCCGCGCCGACCTCGAAGCGTGCCTGGAACGCGTCGGGTACGAATGGGAGGTCGCTCACACCGTACCGACGACGTGGATGCCGGACGGGACCAGCGACGTGGTCCAGCAGGCCGACTACCTGCTTTGCACCCCCGCGCCGGTCCCGGCCTCGAAGGACTAGTCGCCGGACGGGTGGCTCGAGCCGGGGCCCCGCGCCACCCGTCCGGCGCGGCATGCTCGCCGCGCCCGGCCGCGCCCGCAGGGGCGGTCAGTCCTCGGCGATCCAGACGGCCACCTCGGCCGCCGTCGCCGTCGCCGAGCCGCCCAGGGCGTTCTGGGCGGCGAGAAAGCCGGACGGTCCGGCTGGTTACTTCCACCCCTCCAACTGTTCCCACGACGCCTGCGAGGTATGCCCGGTGCCGCTGTCGGCTGACAACTTCGTCCAGGAGTCAACCGGCTGGGCCACCGTCGCGGCGTCGGCCACGTTTGCTGTGACCCTGCCGGCGGGGACCGCGGTCGGGAACACGGTGCTGGTCGTTATCACCAGCAACGTGTCCAACCAGATCCTCCCTCCCGGCGGCTTCATCGTCGATTTCTCCTCGGTGCTGGGCTCCTCCGGGTCGACGGCCAACCGCAAGCCCGGGGTGGGAGCTGGCGAGTCGTCCTGGACGTTCACCAACACCTCGGGCCTCTCGCGCAACGTCACCTGGTACGTGGTCGAGCTGTCCGGGCTGGAGCTGGTCCTGCCGCTGGACGCGACCGCGACCTCGGGCGCGTCGGCGGCGATCTCGGACGGCGGGACCCGGTCGACCACCACCACGCCGGAGAACTCGGGTCTGTCCACGTTGCAACTGGCCGTCTTCGGTTGGCGCAACGCGACCACCGCCGGCGCCGGCTCATGGTCGGGGTACACCAATGGGTTCTCCGAGGTCGTCGACCATGCTGACGCGGCCGGCTCGGGCGAGCACTACGGCCACGGGATTGCACGCCGGTTCGAACAGACGACGACCGGGGCGTTTGAGTCCACGGCGACGTTCGCCGGTCCCGGCGATGGCGCCTGGGCGATGCTGCTGGTCTACCGGGCGGCCGACTCCCCGATCCGGGCGCCGCTGTTCGAGCTGGCCGGGTTCGACTGGGGCACCGGAGGCGGCATTGCCAACACGACCTCGGTCGGCGAGGCCGACAAGCTGCTCGGCGCCGCCCCGACCGGGACGTGGGGCACCCACTACTTCATCCAGGCCGCGTCGGGTCGCAATGACGGGTACGGGCTGCGGATCGCTGTGTCGGGGGCGACCTGCTACGTGCCGTTGCGTATCCACCCGACCGGGACCTCGGCCCCGGTGTACGGGCTGAACCTGCGGATGGTATCGGCCACCGGCACCGTCGTGGTCGCCGAAGGCATGTGGACCAGCGGGTTGGCGACGCTGTTCCAGATCCTGTACGACGCCGCGGCCAGCAAGTTCGGGGTCCGCTGGGACACCGCCGGCACGCCTGCGTGGCAGTCAGGCACCACCGCGCCGGGCACGTGGGTGTGGATCGACCTGCGGCCGTTGTTGGTCAAGAACACCGCCGGGGACTTCGTGTTCGACTGGCGGCTGGAGACCGCCGCCGGGGTCTACACCGACCAGCCGGCGGCGACCACGACCAGCGTCGGCGCGACCGAGCTGGCGTTCCTGCGCCTGGGCGGCAACGTCGCCCAGACGATGACCTGCGACTACGACGACGTGGTCGGCTCCCGGTTCTCCTCGGCCTACCCGCTGGGCCCCCACAAGGTCGCCCTGGTCACCGTCGATCCGGCCGGCACCCCGTCAGTGAGCGGCACGGCCGCGAACTTCAGCGTGTTCACCTCGAACGGGACGTTGGCCGCGTGGAACGCCGCCAACGCCCGCAACGCCCTCGACGAGGTCCCCCCGACCATCTCCGCGTCGGCGGACGGGGTCTGCCAGACCGCCACGGCGGCGTCGGACTACATGGAGTTCCCGATGGCCGACCCGACCGTCGCCGCCGACGAGTTCGTCTCCGGCGTCCGGCTGCTGGCGGCGATGTGGGGCGGCACCGGCTCGGGCACCGGGACGCTCGGCCTGCGCGGCCACGACGGGACCACCGAGGCGGCGCTGATCCCGGCGACGACCTCCTATGATGCCGCGTCGCCGACGGCGGTCTCGGCGACCGATCCGCTGTGGCTGGCGAAGCTGTGGACCCCTGCCGGCGGGTGGACCACGACCAAGGCCAACGCCGCGGTCGTCCGGGTCGGGTTCTCCTCCGACGCGACGCCGGACATGGGCGTCCACGCCGTCTACCTCGAGGTCGCCAAGGGGAAGACCCGGACGATGCCGATGTTCGGGGTCGCCGGCGACGTGACCGTCGACGCCCGCCTCGACCCCAACTCGCTCGGGATCCGGAGCCTGTTCACGGTCACGCCGGCGGGGGGAGGCGCCACCCTGCACTATGAGGTCAACGCAAACCCGACCGACGTGACCGTCCCGGCTGCGAGCTCGGATGTGCAGGTCACCGACGCGCCCGACGCCGTGACCGTCAACCGGGTCGAGCTGCGTCCTGATGCCGACCCTGACCAGCCAGGCTGAATCGATGGCGATGCCGTTGGTGACCGGCGTCGGCGCCGTCGCGTCCGGCGTCGGCGCGATCAGCCCCGGCCTGCCGGCGTCGGTGTGGGACTCCGACCTGCTGTTGCTGTTCTGTGAAAGCCAGGACGCCACCGCGGTCCCCGCCGTGGCCGGCTACGCCGATGTGGCCGGCTCGCCGGTGTACGTCTCCACCGGCGCCGCGACCCGCCTCACGGTCCGCTGGCGCCGCGCCGTCGCCGGCGAGGCCGCCCCCACGGTGCCCGACGCCGGTGACCACCTCGTCGGCCGGATCCTGGGGATCCGTGGCGCGGCGATGCAGGGCAACCCGTGGAACGTGACTGCCGCCGCCGCGGACCTGGTGTCCTCTGTGACCGCGACGATCCCCGGCGCGACCACGACCGTGCCGGACTGCCTGGTCGTCGCGGCGTGCTCGACCGGGACCGACGTGGCCTCCACCGCCCACGCCAGTGGGTGGACCAACGCGTCGCTGGCGAACCTGGCCGAACAGGCCGACAACTGGGTCACCTCCGGCGGCGGCGGCGGCATCGCCGTGGCGACCGGGGAGCTCGCCGCCGCCGGCGCCTACGCGGCCACGACCGTCACGGTCGGGGTGGCGAACTTCAAGGCGTGCCTGTCCATCGCCGTCCGGGGCGCGCAGATGCTCGCCGTGCCCGTCCCCACCATCGCCCGGCCCGTCGGATAGGAGCCCAATGGCGCGCTACTCGGTGACGTCGAACAAGGCCGGGGTGAACACCGCCAACACGATCATGTGGCAGCTCCGCCCGGTCACGAACCGGTCCTACCTGCTGGAGTTGGGCTTGTCGGTGGCGGTCGCGCCGACGACCGGCCCGGAGTTCATCCTGTCGCGGTCGCTGACGCTGGGCACGGCCTCAGGCACGCCGGTCGTGCCGCAGATCGAGGGGTCGCTGGGTAAGGCGGCGACGCTGTTGCTGGACACCGCATGGTCAGTGGCGCCGACTACGGCGACGATCCCGATGCGCCGCTACGCGGTGCCGAACGCGATCGGCTCCGGTGTGGTGTGGACCTGGTATGACAAGCCGCTGGAGATCGACCTAGGTGCAACCTTCGCCATCCAGATCATCAACGGCAACGCGACTGGGGCCACTCTCGGGAACCTGGACATTTACGCGGTGATCGACGAATGAGCGGCTCCTCTGTCCCCCTCGGCTAGGCGGGAGGACCGGCCGTGCCGGCTATCTCATCCCAGTCGATGCGGGCGCTGTACCCGTTCCGTGACACCCACCACAAGAAGACCGTCCGCCTCCTGGCCCGGACGCGGCTGCTGGTCCAGCCGCCCGCGCTCGCCCCCGGCGCGCAGGTTACCTTCGACGCCGTCGGCCCAAGCTCGGCGGGGCAAGGCCAGACCGGCACGACGACGCCGATCACCTGGTCCCACACCTGCTCAGGGTCGAACCTGGTCCTGCTGGTCGGCGTGGTCATCGCCGGGACCGACACCGGCGTCACGACCACCTGCACCTACAACGGCGTCAGCTGCACCTCGATCGCCAAGCGGCACTCCAACGACGGCACCGCCGGCTACGCCGAGCTGTTCTACCTGATCGCCCCCGCGACCGGCGCCAACACCGTCTCCGTCGCGGTCGCCGGCGGTGGCTGGGAGGGCTTCGAAGGCGGGTCGATCTCGCTGGCCGGCGCCGACCAGACGACCCCGATCGCCCACTCCGCCACCGCGATCGGGACGGCCACCCCGGCCAGCGTCGCGGTCACCAGCGCGGCCGGGAACATGACCGTCGACCTGGTCTGCTGCGGCTCCGCGATCGCCGGCTCGAACCAGACGTCGCGGTGGCTGCTGAACCGCTCGGCCGCGTCGGCCGCCGGCAACGCCGCGCAGGCGACCGCCGACGGCGCCGCGTCGGTGACGATGACCCGCACCGTCACCTCCGACTGGTGGGCGGCCATCGCCGCCGACGTCGCCGCGGTCGGCGGCGCGCAGTCCTCCAGCGGTGCCGCAGTCGGCCAGCAGCGCACCGCCGCCGCCGGCCTGGGTGCGAAGGCCACGACGGGTGCCGCCGCGGGTGCCGGCCGGGTGGTCGGGGCCGCGGCCGGGTTCAAGGTCACCGGCGGCGCGGCGCAGGCCGTCCAGCGCACCATCGGCGCAGCAGCCGTCCGGAAGCAGGCCCTGGCCGCTGCCGCCGCCGGGCAGCGCTCGAGCGGTGCCGCGGCCGCGGCCAAGCAGGCAACCGGCGCGGCGGCTGGCCAGCAGCGCTCGGCCGGCGGCGCGGTGTTCACCCCGGCCGGCCCGTCCGGCGCCGCAGCCGGCGCGCAACGGGTGGCCGGCCAGAGCGCCGGGGCGAAGTTGGCCGCCGGTGCCGCGGCCGGTGCCCAGCGCACCCAGACCGCCGGCGCGGTCCGCAAGCAGGCCACCGCCGCGGCTGCCGGGCCGGGCCGGTCCGCCGGCCAGGCGACCGGGGCCAAGGCCACCGCCGGTGCCGCAGCCGGGCAGCAGCGCGCGGTCGGCGCCGCAGCGGTCCGCAAGCAGGCAGTAGCGGCGACGGCAGGGCAGCAGCGCACCGCCGGGGCGTCCGTCGGCGGAGTTTTCGTCGGCCCGAACGGCCCCGCCGTCGGGGCGCAGCGCACCACCGGCCAGGCTGCCGGGAAGAAGACCTCGAGCGGCACCACGGGCGGCCAGGCCCGCGCCGCCGGGGCCGCCGCCGGCGTCCACCGCGCCGCCGGGGCCGCCGGCGGCCAGCAGCGCACCCAGACCGCCGGCGCGGTCGTCAAGGGCGGCAAGGGCGCCGCCGTCGCCCAGCAGCGCACCGCCGGCGTTGCGGTGTTCACGACCGTCCCGGCGCCCCACTGGCTCGAAGGCACAGGCGGCGGGACCGGCCTCGCCGACGACGTCGGCGGTGGCACGGGCGTGGCTGAGCTGGTCGGTGCCGGGACCGGCATCGCCGAGGGAACCGGAGGAGTCTAAGTGAGCAACATCATCTCGGACGCCACGAAGATAGCCATGTTGGACAGCGCGGTGGCGGGTGCGCCCGGCACCGCGCTCTGGCTCGGCCTGCACACCGCCCTCGGCGCGTCGAGCGCGGAAGTGTCCGGCGGTTCCCCGGCCTATATCCGCAAGGCGATCACCTGGAACAGCGGGGTGAACCCCAAGACGATCGTCGCGGCGGTCACCTTCGACGTGCCAGCCACGACGGTCCGTGCGGTCGGGCTGTGGAGCGCCCAGACGGTCGGCACGCAGCGGGCATGGCTGCCGGCCGGGTCAACCGCCCGCAGGGCATTCTCGGTTGACGCCGCCGACGTCACCGCCAACACGATCACCTCAGCCGGCCACGGCCTGGTCAACGGCAACTCGGTGGTGGTGTGGCCCACGATCGGCGCGGTCCTGCCCACCCCGCTCGCGGAGGACACCGAGTACTTCGTCGTCGGTGCCGCGACTGACACCTTCCAGCTCTCCGCGACGTTCGGCGGCGCCGCGATCGACCTCACCGCGATCGGCGACGGCGACGTGCAGAAGTTCACCCCGGAGGTGTTCGCCGCCCAGGGGACCTACCAGGCCACCTCGTTCGACGTCAGCCTCCCCGGGTAGCCGGATGGCCGACCTGCTGCGGATCCTCGTCCGGTCGGGCGCGAAGCCCTCCGTCGTCTTCGGCACCGAGACCGGCACCGCCGACCTCGACGCCAGCGCCGTCCCGGTGGTGGTCGCGACCCGCCCCGACGGCACCACCTTCTCGCCGGCGCTGGTCGCCAGCCACGCAGGCGCCGTCGGCAGCGGCAAGTACGAGGTCACCTACCCGCCGCAGACGGAGCTGACCCGCACCCGGCTGGACTGGACCGGGACCATCGGCGGCGTCGCCGAGACCCTCACCACCTGGGTCGAGGTCGTCGGCGGCCACCTGTTCACCGTCGCCGACGCCCGCGCGTTCAAGGTCGCCGGCACCGCCGTCCTCGCCGATGTGGTGAAGTACCCCGCAGGCGACGTGATCGCCGCCCGGGACGAGATCACCGACGACTTCACCGCACGCGGCGGGGTCGCGTTCGCGCCCCGAGGAGCCCGCGAAACCCTCAACGGCGACGGCACCAGCCGGCTGATCCCCGCCGAGATGCTGCCCCACCGCGTCATCAGCGTGACCGTGAACGGGGTCGCGTTCACCCCCACCGAGCTCGCCGACATCGCCTTCGCCCCCGGCGGGATCCTGGTCCGCACGACCGGCGGCACCTTCCCGTCCGGCACCATGAACGTTGACGTCGAGTACGCCCACGGCTACGCCCCGACCCCGCCGGCGGTCCGCCGGGCGGCGCTGCACCGCCTGGCGATGCTGCTCAACCCCTCCTCGGCGGCGTCGTCGGCGGTGACGTCCTGGACCAGCCCCGACGGCACGTCCTACGCCTACGACCGCGTCGGGCAGTCCCGCGGCGGGATGACCTACCACTACGGCATCGGCGTGATCGACGGGCCGCTGAACTTCTACGGCATGGCCGGCTCCTCGGCGATCGCCTGATGGCCTCAGCGTCCAACCGTGCCGCGAAACGCGGCATCCGCACCTACCTGGCGACCACCGGAGGCCTCGGCGCCGCCGACGGCGTCACCATCCGCTCCGCCATGGTCGACCCCGAAGAGTTCACCGGCGACATGGTCATCCTCGGCGACGTCACCGTCCCGCAGGCCCAGGCCGGCCTCGCCACCCGCGCGAAGACCCCGACCGTCACCTGCTGGGTGATCGTGACCCGCCCCGGCGCCGACGAGGACGCCATCGACGCCGCCGGCGACCGCGCCGAGCAGCTCCTGGCCCTGATCGAAGCGGCCCTTGACGCCGACCGCTCAGCCGCCGGCACGATCCTGCCGCCCGGCCAGATCGTCGTCGCCACGTCGGGGCTCGAGGAGACCCCGACCGGCCCCGACGGCTCGGCGGCCAGGCGGGCGACGATCGGATTCCAGCTTTCCTGGACGTCACACATCTAGAAGGAGGCCGCAGTGGCCGCGCTCGTGACCAACGTCTGCCCGCTCGCCGGCTTGGCGCTGCGGGCCCTGATCACCGCCGCCGGCACCCCCGCCAACGGCGACACCACCACCACCGGCACCGGCACGTTCCTGGTCGCCGAGAACACCTCCGGCGCGCCGATCACGATCACGATCGCGTCCCCGGGAACCTACGAGGGCGACCTGACGCCGCTGCCGGCCCGGACCCTGTCGGTCCCCGCCACGACCGGGCTGTCGATCATCCCGCTCACGGATGTCCACCGCGACCCGGCGACGGGGCTGAGCTCGCTGTCCTACTCGGCGACCGCGTCGCTGAAGGTCATCGTCGTCCGGGTGCCGTGATGGGCGTGCGGATGCGGCACCCCGGTAGTGGCGGCACCTACGACGCGCAACCCTCCCAGGTCCCACACCTCCAGGAGTCCGGCTGGGAGGTCGAGCCCGGCCAGTCAGAGACCGGCGACGTGTTGCCGGCCGAGCTGCGACGGTTCGAGGGGCAACCGGCCGTTCTGATGCGCCACGCCCTCGCCGGCGAGGCGGAGGTGCCGGAGTCGTCGGTGCCGATCCACCAGTCCAACGGCTGGTACCGCGTCGAAGACCAGGCGGATGAGGATCAGGGCGAGGGCGAAGTGCCTGACGACCTGGACTCGCTGACCGTCGCCGATCTGCAAGACCTCTTGCGCGCCCGCAGCCTGGCCGTCTCAGGGGCGAAGGCCGAGCTGCTCGAACGGCTGCGCGGCCACGTGCAGGAAGAGCCTGCTGAGCAGGCCGACCAGGAAAGCGAGGAATAGGCCGTGCCAGCGACCCCGATGACCGCCTCGACCAGGTACTTCAGGCCGGGGTTCACGAAAGTAACGTTCGCGCCCGCTGTGGCGAACATCCTGTCCCCGACCCGCGCGGAGATTAACGCGGGTAGCGAGCTCTCGGGCGAGATAGCTGACTCATCCGGCTGGGGTGCGGAGCAGAACTTCATCGACCTGCCGGATCTTGGCACGGTCTTCACCGCGCAGCTTGGTGGCCGCGTCACCGCCCCGTCCAGCAGCCTCACGTTCTACGCCAGCTCCAACTCCATCGACGTCCGCGCGCTCCTTCCGAGGGGTACGACCGGTTTTATCATTTGGTTCGATGAGGGCGATGTGGCCACAAGGAAGGCCGACTGCTTCGCCGTCACAGTTGGCGCGGTTAGCAAGGAAAGAGGCATCGAAGACCCCGCGAAGATCACCGTGAACTTCGCGGTCACCCGAACCCCGACAGAGAACTTCACCGTCCCAGCATAGCCAAACCGGACAGTGGCAGGTGCGCGGTAGGATCCGCGCAGAAGTGGCCCCGGCGGTGGTAAGACCCCGGGGCCTGGCCGACACCGTGAGGGGTGCCTGCATGGCGGATGGTACGTGCTCAGTTCCTCGCTGCGAACGCCCGATCAAGGTCAAGGTGCATCAGCTCTGCGGGCTGCACCATCTGCGCTGGTGGCGAACCGGCGAGGTCGGCCCGGCGGAGCCGGTCAACCGCCCAGCACCGCCGCCTGAGTGCACCGTCCCCGACTGCCACGGCCCGCCGAGGGCTCGCGGCCTCTGTGCCATGCACAACTGGCGCCAGAAGCAGCACGGCGACCCCGGTACGGCGGAGTACATCCATAAGCCGAACCCGCCCGTGTGCACCTTCGACGGCTGCGACCGCAAGCCTCATGCGCATGGGCTCTGCTTCATGCACTACAAGCGCGAGTGGAAGCACGGCGATCCCGCGCTCGGGGCCATGCCCGACCCGGACAGCATCAGCTACTTCGCCGTGCACGAGAAGCTGCGTCGGCGGTATGGAAGTGCCAGCGGGCAGCTTTGCCGGCATTGCGGCAAGCCCGCCTACGAATGGTGCTACGACCACGGCGACCCGGACGAGCGGCGTGACGAAGACGGTCGGGTGTATAGCCTCGACCTGGCCCGCTACCTGCCACTGTGCCGGCCGTGCCACCGGAGGTTCGATGCCGCATAGCTGACCTGCTGGTGTGGGCGCGGGAGGTCGTGGCCCGCTACGAACCGGTCGAAGACAAGCTCTAACGGCGGCGCGTGACCAGCCACACCACGCCGAGGATCACGTTGACCAGCGCCCAGACGAACAGGATGAGCACGGCGGCGACGGCGCTGCCGACCGCCTCACCGTCGGACGGTGCCGGGCCGGTGTAGGGGCTGAACGAGGCGAGCAGCCACCACGCGAACAGGACCTGGACGGCCAGGATCACCCACATCAGCACGCGGGGCCTGCGGCGTGGCTTGGGTGGCTTGGGCTGACGCTCGCCCCATGCCTGGGCGGTACGCTCGAACATGTCGACTCCTTGGTAGTCGGCCGTGCCCGGGCGGTCGCGAGCCGCGCCGGGCCTTCTCGTGGCCCGAGCGTACGCGCACAGGGGGCAACGTGGATATCCGGGTTCGTGACGCGGGCGACCTGCGGCGACTCGCCAAGGACCTGCGCGGGGTCGCCGACGGCAAGGAGCTCCGCAAGGAATTGACTGGTGCGCTGCGGACCGTGCTGCGCCCGGTCGCCAAGCAGGTCAAGGCCGCCTACCTCGCCGGGCCCTCTCAGGGCCATAGCAGCCGTAGCTTCCGCTCCCGGAATGCACCGGGGATTCGGGCGTCGCTGGCGAAGGCGACCCGGGTGGAAGTCCGCACCGCCGGGAAGCTGGCAGGTGCCCGGCTGCGGGTCGACGGCCGTAAGATGCCGCCCCGGCTCGGGTCGATCCCCCGCATGTACGAGGGTGGCGGCAGCGCTGGCCGCTGGCGTCACCCCGTCTACGGCCCCCATGAGTCTGAGGCATGGGTGCAGCAGCCGTCCCGGCCGACGTTCTACCGTACCATCGAGCCGTACGAGGACTTCGCTGGTCGGGCGGTCGACGGGATCCTCGAAGGCGTCCGCGACAAGCTGGAGCGCAGCAGATGACCGACAACGGCACCCCGCCCGCCGAGGCCCTCGCCGAACTCGCCGCCACGCCGGCGCCCCGGGTAAGCCTCGACCCGGACGACACGACGCCGCGGGACATGCTCCGCGCCCGCAAGATGCACGCCGAGCGCGACGGCCGGGACCTCGATGAGGTGATGGACGACCGGATCGAACGGGGCGCGACCATCATCTGGTGCCTCCGCTCCCGCGACGATCCGTCGTTCACCTACGATATGGCCCTGGATACCCCCTACCGCGACGTCATCGGCGAGGACGAGCCCCCTCCTCCGACCGCGCCGCCCACCAAGCCTGGCTCAGGGTCTGGACGGAGCGGCGCGAGCGCACCGCCCGGCAGGCGCAGCAGCACCACGCGCGCGCGGCCCGCCGCGCCTACTTCGACCTGACCCGCGACGAGCACGACGCGCTGACCTTCGCCGAGCTCCGCGTCTACGACGACGTCATGACCGAGGGCGGTGAGCGACCACGGCCAAGGCCATCCGCTGGGAGCTGATCGCCGACCCCCGCAAGTACATCAGCGGGTTCGACAAGGCCGAGTCGAAGACCAAGCGGTTCCACGCCGGCATCACCCGCATGGCCGCCGTCGCCGGCGGTGCCGCCGTCGCCGGGGTCGGCGCCCTGGCCGTCGGGGCGCTGAAGCTCGGCGCCGACTTCGACGACGCCTACGACAAGATCCGCGTCGGGACCGGCGCGACCGGCAAGGCATTGGACGGCTTGAAGAAGGATTTCCGCGGGGTCGTCAAGGACGTCCCGACCGACTTCGCCCACGCCTCGACCGCGATCACGGAGCTGTCCAAGCGGACGGGGCAGACCGGCAAGGGCCTGCAGCAGCTCGCCAAGCAGGAACTGGAGCTGGCCCGGATCACCGAGACGGACCTCGGCTCCAACATCGCGCTGACGACCCGGCTGTTCGGTGACTGGTCGATCAAGACCAAGGGCCAGGTCGCCGCGATGGATAAGCTGTTCCGCGCCTCCCAGGCGACCGGGATCGGCGTCGACAAGCTGGCCGAGACGGTCGTGCAGTTCGGCGCGCCGCTGCGGCAGCTCGGCTTCTCGTTCGACACCTCGATCGCGCTGTTGAGCAAGTGGGAGAAGGAAGGCGTCAACGTCGGCCTGGTCCTGTCCGGCATGAAGATCGGGCTGGGGAAGCTCGCCAAGGCCGGCAAGGACCCCCAGGTCGAGTTCGAGAAGCTGACCCAAAGGATCAAGGACGCCGGCAGCGCGGGTGCGGCGAACAAGATCGCGATCGAGGCGTTCGGGCAGCGTGCCGGCCCGGACATGGCCGCCGCCGTGCGGGAAGGCCGCTTCGAGATCGGCAAGCTGTACACGACGATTTCGGGCGGCAAGGACACGATCCTGGGCGCGGCGCGCGACACCGAGGACTTCGCCGAGAAGTGGCAGCGGATCAAGAACAAGGTCTTCGTCGGCCTCGAACCGATCGTGACGGGCGTGTTCGACGCGATCGGAACGAAGATGGACGAGGCCGAGGTGTTCGTGCGAACCAAGCTCTCGCCCCGCCTCGGCCAGCTTCGGGACGCGTGGACCGCCAACAAGGACGCGATCCTCGGCCTGTTGAACCCGTTCGATGCGGTCAACGTGAAGGGCAAGACCGCCGCCGACACTGCCACGTCAATCGCTGGCTCGCTGACGACGTTGACCAAGGGTGCCGGGAAGGCCGCCGAGGGCCTTGACCGGGCCGGCGCGACGATGGACGTGCTCGCTGGCGTCGTCGAGCTCGGCGCCGCGAAGATCCACCTGGCCGGCGCGAACGTGGTCCTGGCGATCGGGCAGATCCCGCTGTGGTTCGCCAAGGCCGGCGTCGCCGCCGGGCACCTCCTGAACGCGATCGACCGGTTGAGCGGCGGGTCGGGCCACGCCGGCGACGCAATTATCCGCACCTTCACGGAGGTGCGGGACGACACCCAGACCAAGCTCGCCGGGATCCGCGCCCACATCGCCACGACGCAGCGCAAGATCGACGACCTGACCGCCAAGGTCCGCGAGGCCAAGCAGCGTCAGTCGTCGTCGTGGAAGGACACCCAGGCCGCCGCCGGCCGCGAGATGCGGGTGCTGCGCCAGCACGTCACCGACACCCAGCGCAAGATCGACTCGCTGCACGGCAAGACCAACATTCCGGTCTCCGCCCGCGCGACCGTGTCCGTCGCCGCCCAGACCGTCGCGTGGCTGCGTGCCGCCCACGTCAAGATCCCCCAGCTCGCCGGCGGCGGCCGCGTCACGGGCTCCGGCGGTCCCCGAAGTGACAACCAGCTGCGGTGGCTGTCCCCCGGCGAGTTCGTCGTCAACGCCGCGGCGACGCGGCGGCACCGGCAGCTGCTCGAGGCGATCAATGCGCCGCGGATGGCCTCGGGCGGCATGGTCAGCATGCAGCCGGTCATCAACGCCGACGCCGACGCCACCCGAAAGTTCGGCCAGCGCGGTGTCGACTACCTCGCCGCCCGCCTCGGCCCGGCGTTGGCCAAGGCGATCTCGACGGCCGTCAGCGGCATGGGCCTCGGTGTGGGCGGTTCCGCCGGGATCAAGGCGTTCATCGTCAGTACGGATCGGCTGCCGTACCGCTGGGCTGCGGCTGGCCCCGGTGCGTATGACTGCTCCGGCCTGGTCGGCGCGGTCTACGGCAAGATGCGGGGGGACCGCCGCGCCGGCCACGGCGCCCGCTACTTCACCACCAGCTCGATCTCGACCGGCGTGCCGGGCTTGAAGTCCGGGTTCGGCGGGACGCTGAATATCGGCGTGACGCCGGGCATGGGTCACATGGTCGGGTCGTACGGGGGGTTGAAGTTCGAGGCCCGCTCGACGCGGACGGGGATCTTCGTCGGGTCGGCGGCGCGGTCACCGGCCGGGTTCGCGCGGCACTTCCACATGGCCGCTGGCGGGCTGGTGGACCCGCGGATGGTCGAGGGGTTCCGGCGGATCCCCGGTATTGACGTCGCCGGTGATCCCGGCAGCCTGCGCCTGGTCGGCGGCCGCTTCCGCGGCTACGACTCGGGCGGCTGGCTGCCGCCGGGCCTGTCGCTGGCCTATAACGGCACCGGCCGGCCCGAGCCGGTCGGGCCGACCGCCCGGACGATCAACGTGACGGTGCCGCTGACGATCTACGGGGAGATCACCGCCTCCCAGCGGGCGCAGATGCACGCGATCGCTGAGGACATGGGCGAGCGGGTCGCGGCGGAGCTGTCCGACGCGCTCGCCCGCCGCGGATCAGGCGTCTAGTAGCCGGCCCGTTCGAGTTCGGCCAGCTCGGCGGCCAGCTCGGGAGCCAGCGCCATGCGGTAGCGGCGCAAGGACTCGGCTCGTTCCTTGGCACAGAACCATTCATCGGCCGTGTTGACGTTGGTGATCCGCATGCGAGGAGGGTAGCGCGTTGGGCGACGGTGCCGGCAACCCCGGGTACGTCACCCTGCTCCCCACCTCCGACGTGTCCGCCGCGCGGAACATCACCGGGACGACGCCGCTGGCGAACCAGATTAACGACAACAGCGACTCGACGTACGTGACCATGGGCGTCGGCGGGCAGGGCTACCCCAATATCTGGTTCGCGACCGTGATGGGCGACCTCGGCGTCGCGGTCGACGGCACGGCGAAGAAGGTCAACCGGCTGCGCTGCCGCGCGCGGATGGGCCGGCAGTCGGCCGACTCGGGCCATTGGCAGAAGGCGTCGCTGACGGTGCGGACGACGACGCCGAGCATTTCGCCGTCGAGCCCGAGGGACGTGTGCCAGACCGCCTCGGTGGGGCCGATCAACTTCACGGGGGCGTGGCGCCCGGCCGACCCGTTCGGCAAGCCGTGGACGCAGACCAGCGTGAACGCCTGCCAGATGGAGGCCTACGGCTACGTCAACCAAGTCGGCCAGTCGTCGGCGACCTCCTACCTTCGCTTCTTCGAGTGGTACCTGGATGTCGACATCCGTGAGCGGCCCACGATCATCGGGACGCCCACGATCACGGGCGCGTCGACGACCCGGCCCCAAGTTGATTTCGTCTACGCCGCCAACCCCGACGGCGACGCGCAGGCCAGGGCGCAGGTGAAGGTCTTCACCGCCGCGCAGTACGGCGCCGCCGGGTTCTCGGCCGACACCTCGGCGAGCTACTGGGACTCCGGGGAGCTGCCGACCGCGTCGACGTCGTTCAAGGTGGGGCGGGACCTCGCCAACGGCGTCACCTACAAGGCCTATTGCCGGGCGGCGCAGCTGATCAACGGCGCGGTCTGGTGGACGGCGTGGGCGAGCTCGGGCGCGTTCACCGTGTCGCTGGGCCCGCCGGCCGACCCGACCCTCGCGGTGGCCGCCGACGACGCGAACCAGCGTGCGGTGCTGACCGTGGCGGCGAACCAGAACATGCTGTCGGCGCAGGACTCCGATTTCGAGGACTCGGCCGGCGGCGCGGGGACGTGGACGGTGCTGGTCAACTGCGCCGCGGTCCGCTCCACCACGAAATCGGTGAGCCCCGGCGCGGCGAGCATGCGGCTCACGGCGACGGCCGGGGCGGACATGTCGGCCACGCTCGCCTCGCCGGTCTCGCCGGTCGTGGCCGGCCGGACGTACACGTTCTACGCCCAGTTCGCCGCCAATGCCTCGACCAGGACGTGTCGGGTCGAGGTCGACTGGCTCGACGCCGCCGGGGTGATCATCGGCGCGACCGTCAACGGCTCCGGTGTCACCGATTCGGCGGCGAACTTCAACGCCACCTCCACCTTGACCGCGGTGGCGCCGGCCGGGGCACGGACGGTGAAGGTCCGCGTCCGGGTGCTGGTGCCGGCGGCGGCGGAGATTCACTACGTCGACCACGTCGGCATGTGGCCCGGCTCGAGCACGACCTGGACGTCCGGTGGGCAGCAGTCGGTCTCGACGGTGCTGCTGGAGACCCTCGACGGTGCCGCGTCGTCGCTGAACCTCCTACCCAACCAGGTGGCGGCGTGCGGGGCGGTGGAGCGCTCGACGGCGGGGTTCTACGGCCGCGCCGCCTCGGACGGCGTGGTGTTCGACGACGCGACCGGGATGGACACCGGCGAGGGGTGCATTCGCTGGACGTCGGGCATCAGCTTCTCGAACCTCGACATGGGCATCAACCAGAACGCCCTGACCCTGTTCGATCCCAGCTACGCCTTCCCGGTGGTACCGGGGAAGAGCTACACGCTCACGGTGTCGCTGAAGGCGTCGGCGTCGTTCTCCTCAAAGCTGTTCCTGATGTGGCACGGCCCGACCGGGACGGCGCTGTCGAGCTCGAACGTGTCGATGACGATCACGACCGGGTTCGTCCGCTACACCGTGACCGCGACCGCGCCGGCCGGGGCGATGTGGGCCGGCGCGTCGGTGGAAAACACCGCGTCGGTGAGCGGCGTGCAGGTGTGGGCGTCGCGGGCGATGCTCCGCGAAGGCGGCACCAGCACGGACACGTGGGTGCCGGGCCAGCTCGCCACCGCGCAGTGGCGGACCTACCCCGGCTGGGCCGACAAGACCCTCGGCGGCGACGAGGCCCAGGAAGAGACCGTGTACGACTACACCCTGCCCCGGGGCCGGCCCAGGCAGTACCGCGTCCGGGTCATCAACTCGGTCACCGGGACGGCGGTCGCCTCGACCAGCTACGCCTACGGCGCCGCCGAGGTGTCCAACGCGGGCGGCTGGTACCTGGTCGACCCGTACCACCCGTGGCTCTCCCTGCGGATCCTCACGCCCGACCTGACCCTGGACACCGCCGAGAACGCGCAGGTCTACCAGCTGCAAGGGCGGGACCGGGCGGTCGTGCTGGCCGACTCGGTGTTCGGCGACGACGGCACCGTCACCTTCACCAGCCTGACGCGGGACGAGGGGCTCAGGTTGCTGGCCTTGAGCCGTGAGCAGCACGCCCTGCTGCTGCGCTCCCCGTTCGCCGATGAGCAGTGGTGGATCCGCTTTGTTGACCGGGCGCGGGAGTTCGAGGGCGGCACCGACGCGTCGGTGCCGGTCAGGCAGTGGCGGGTCCGCTACTACGAGGTCGAGCAGCCGGCATGAGGCGGCGGACAGGCCAGAGAATCACGAGGTCCCATGCTTAGCCGGACATCCATCCGGGACCTGCCCGCCGACCAGATTCTAGATTCTAGAATCTAGAAAGTAGGCGGCCAGATGCTCCCGGTCTCCGACGACTTCACCGCCCGCTGCACCACCGACCACACCCTGGTCACCACCGTCCACATCCTCCAAAACGACGCCGAGGTCCAAGAGGTCACCGCCACCCTCTCGGGCAGCGTGACCCGCGAGCGGAACGTGGACATCCGCTCGACCATCGACCTGCAGCTCGTTGACCGTGACGGCACCATTACCCCCACCTCGCCGTCCCACCTGCTCGCGCCGCTGGGCAACGGCATCCGGGTCCGCACCGGCGTCACCTACCCCGACGGATCCTCGGAACTGGTGGCGGTGTTCACCGGCCGCCTCGGCTCGAGCGGCGGGACCTGGCCGGAGGTGCCGCTGAAGGCGTTCGACCGGATGCGGGAGCTGCAACGCAACCGCCTCACCCTGCCCCTGTTCGTCGCGCCGGGGACCAGGTACGACGCCGCGATCGAGACGCTGATCAACACGCTGCTGCCAAGCCCCGACGTGAACTTCGCCTCCTCGGACTTCCTGGTCCCGGCGGGCGGGTTGACGTTCACCGAGGCCGACGACCCGGCGGCGAAGGTCCGCGAGATGGCCGCGTCGATCGGGATGGCCGTCTATGCCGACACGCTCGGGGTGTTCCGGATGCACCCGGAGCCGGATCCGCAGGACGCCCCGGTGGTGTGGTCGTTCGCCGACGACGGCACGTCCACGATCGAGTCGGTCGACGACAACTGGGACGACGGCGACTCCTACTCGGTGGTGGTGTGCCGCGGCGAGAACCTCACCAACGGCGCCGCCGTGGTCGGCGTGGCGGAGGACACCGACGTGACCAGCCCGACGTACGTGGGCCGGTTCGGCCGCGTCGTCTACCCCATGACCTCCCCGTACGTGGCGACGAACGCGCAGGCGGTCGCGGCAGCGCAGGCACGGCTGCAGCTCGTCAAGGGGATCGCGCGGAAGGTCGTGCTGCGGTGCCTGCCGCTGCCGTTCCTCGACGCCGGCGACTGCGTCCACCTCTCCTACAGCCGCAGCGGCATTGATGCGAACTTCGTCATCGACCGGCTCACGCTGCCGCTGGGCGCCAAGGGCGGGCCGATGGAACTCACGCTCAAGGCGAGGCAGGAGCTGCCGGACCAGTAGGCCGTCCAGGGTCCCCTAGTTGGCCACGCAGGTTCTACAACCGGGCGCGACCCGGAGGAGGGGCCTGCGCCTAGGCCGTTCGGCTCGCCGGATCTTTGGCCGCGGCCTCACCGACGCGCTTGCGCGCCCTGAACGGATTCCAGCATAGCCCGTCGCGGGAGGATGGCGCGCCAGTGAAAGAGGCGATGCGGCGGCTGGGCAACCAGCTCCGCCCGAAGCTGCCCCTGCCGGCCCAACTCACCCACGGCACCGTCGCCGCAGTCGACACCGGGACCAATACCATCTCGGTGGACCTCGGCGACGCGGCCAACCCGTCCACGAACGTGCCGGTCCTGCCGGGCTACTACCCGACGGTGGGCGACTTCATCCTGCTGCATAAGATGGGCCCATACCTCGTCGCCGCCGGGCCGGCCAGCCCGGTCACCGCGCCCGCGGGCGGGTACGAGGTGCTGCAGCTGACCGAGTGGACGGCGAACTCGACCACGTTCGCTGGCTCGGAGACCGACCTGTTCGTCCCCGGCGCCGGCGTGACGATCCCGGCCAACCACTACTTCCGGGTCTCGTTCACGTGGCGGTCGGTCTCGATCGACGCCACCGAAGCCCTGGAGCTGCGGATCGTCGAGGCCGGCGTCGCGCAACGCCAGGCCGTCTCGCTGAAGCCGCCGGCCGCCAGCGTCGGCTCGGAGGGCGGGTCGATGTTCTACGCCGCGGTCAACGGCGCCAGCCCCCTGTCGGCGACGTACAAGATCAAGGGCCAGCGCACGACCGGGGGTGCCGGGACCGCCGTCGTGCAGGCTGCGGCGACCTACCCCGCGCAGCTCCTCGTCGAGGACCTCGGATCGATCTAGGAGGATTCGCATGGCCGGCAAGGACGTCACCGCGGCCGACATCGCCCGGCAGGTCGCCGCCATCGCGATCCGCGCGGCGGTCCTCGAGGAGCACGTCAGGGCGGTTAAGGATTACCTCGATACCAAGAGCGTGGCCGACCTCGGCGCGATGAATGTCCCGGTCGACGACGCCAACCTCTACAAGAGCGTGGTCTCCGAGCTCGGGACGCTGATGGCGGTCTTCCGCGGCGAGGTGGCCCAGACCCCCGCCCACGACTTCCGCGTGTTTTTGAGACAGGTATCCGGATTAGGCGTTGCTGACCAGTTCCGCCAGCAATGACCCCGGCGTGGCAGGCCGGCTGGCTGTTCTGGGCCGCCGGCAGCTGGATCGTGGCCGAGACCTGGATCTTCATCGTGCGCGCCACCCCGCCCTGACCTGATCCGCCGCCCTTCCCCCGAGGGCCTCGCCTACCCTCGGAGCACCATGCGCCTCGCCCTGCTCGCCGCCGCCGCCTCATCGGTCCTGGCGCAGGCCACCCCCGGCGTCCCTGACCAGGTCGGCCAGTGGCTCCAGTTCGGTGTCGCGGGCGCCGTAATCGTCGGCTTCCTGACCGGCAAGATCCGCCGCGGCGCCGACTACGACCAGCTCCGCGCCGAGAACGACCGGCTGCGGCAGGTGTTCGAGGACCGGGTCCTGCCGGCCCTGATCAAGACCAACGAGCTGGTGTCCCGCCTCGCCGAAGAGCGGAGGTGACCCGTGGTGCGCTGGCCATGGCAGGCCGAGACAGAAAAGGTCACCGCGTCACGGGTGCTCGTCGCGCGCGCGGAACGGCTGACCGACCGGCTCGAACAGGCCGTCGCCCGGCTCGAACAGGCCATCGAACAGGATGGGGGGGATAACGGTGACGAGCAGCGGTGGACCGGGCCGAGCGGCATCGTTCGCTGAGCTGGTCAAGGTCGTCGAGACGTTGCGTGCCGAGGTCAAAGGGCTGCGCGAGGACCTGGTGCCGCGCGACGAGCTCGCCACCCGGCGGCGCCGCGCGGTCGCGATCATCCTGGCCGCGGCGCTGCTGACGATGACGGTGGAGAACTCGGCGCTGTCGGCGTGCTTCCTCAGCCCCCCCGCTCCTGGGTCTGTGGGCCGGACGACGTGCGGGGTCGCGTTCCCAGGGTATGCGGACGCGATGCGGCAGGGCGACGAGCGGCTGGCCCGGTTCCGCGAGGTACTGTCCCAGATCCCCCGCAACGCGACTGCCAACGCCGACCAGGACGCGCGGATCAAGCGGTTGGAGCAGGAGCTGGCGAAGCTGAAGCGCTGAACGCTCCCGCCCCCGCTCGGGCGCAGGGGCGGGCGCGTGCCCCTGGTCACCCAGGGCTCCACCGAGGGTCCGCCGTGCGTGCTCCCCCACTCGAAAGGCAAGGACGACGGTTCGGCGATCGATGACCGGTGGCCACCCTCGCCACGACCCGCCGAAGCGTCTACGTGACGGTGAAGCGCGACCGCCCGGCGCCGTCGTTGTAGGTCCCGGCCGGCCGTGGCGGGCCAAGTTCGCGTTCGACCAGCCGCCGGATCCACGAGCTGACCGTCAGGCCCTCAGCCTCCGCGACGACCTTGGCACGATCGATCACGTCGGCCTCGAAGCGGATCGGGACGTGGCGGGACAGCCGCCGTCGTGGCACGCGGTAGGCCGCCGCGCCCTCGGCGGGCTGGCGGTTGGCCGGGTCCAGGTAGTGCAGGTACGCGGCGCAGTCCGGCTGGTCGCCGTCGCAGACGTGTTCGTCCATGCCAGGAGTGTAACCAGTAGGTACTAGATCCTAGAACCTAGAATCTAGAAAGTGGCCCTGACCTGCTAAAATAGCTGCAATGAGTGGCCCCCGCGTGCTGTGAACACCGGGGGCCTGGCCACCACCTTCAGGGAGGCAATGGCGTGGCAAAGCGTACCTGCTCCATGTCTGCTTGCGGGCAACCGCTCATCGCACGAGGTCTCTGCCGGAGTCACTACGGCAAGGCGTACTACCGAGGCCAGTTGCCAGCGCGGACCCCAGCGCCGAAGCTCTCCGCTGAGGAACGATTCTGGGACAAGGTCAATACGCACGGCCCGATTCCTTCTTATCGTCCCGAGCTTGGCCCGTGCTGGCTGTGGACCAGAGCCAAAGTTGATGGCTACGGCAGATTTGGGGTCGATGGCAAGGTGGTCTATGCCTACCGCTACGCCTACGAGCTGCTAGTCGGTCCCATCCCCAAGGGCTATGAGCCAGATCACCTGTGTCGGGTACCGGCATGCGTCAAAGCCATCCCTGATGAATATGGGCCCGCGCACCTGGAAGCCGTGACGCACCGCGAGAATGGCTTGCGGGGCCTGACGATCCAGCGGCGCAAAGAGCGAGCCGCCGCACAGACGCACTGCAAACGCGGCCACCCGTTCGACCAGGCCAATACTTATATCAAACGCGATGGAGCCAGAGCATGCCGAGCGTGCCGTCGGATGCTTGATCGGAAATACCGGGCGGCCAAGAAGGGTAGTGGATGAAAACTGGCTGCGACCTATCGCATCACCAGGCCAGTTTCGATGCGGGCCGCTACTTCGCCTCTGGTGAGTCGTTCGTGATCCTCAAGGCGACCGAGGGCGGCTCGTTCACCGACCCGGCCTTCACCGGCCGCTGGCGGGCCGCCGCCGGCCACCCCCGCGCCGCCTACCACTTCGCCAGGCCCGGCTCCGGACCGGTCGATGCGCAAGCCGACCACTTCGTCGCCGTCGTCCGCGTCGCCGGCTGGCGAGCCGGCGACGCCTGGGCGTTGGACCTCGAGGACTCGGGCGGCCTCGGCCCCGCGACGCTGCTCACCTGGGCGGACCGCTGGTGCGCGCGGGTCCGCGCGGCCCTCGGTGGCCGAGGGCTGTTCTACTCGGGCGTCGCGTTCGTCCTGGAAACCCTCGGCGACCCGGGCCGGATCCCCGGCGGGTGCCTTGGCTGGATCGCCCGCTACCGTTCGGACACGCCGTGGGCGGCGCCGTGGCGGCAGCCGGGCGGCTGGCCCCTCGTGCCCGACGTGTGGCAGTGCACCAACGGCGAGGCCGGCTGCATCCACGACGTTCCGAGCGTGGGCCGGTGCGACTGGAACAAGGCCACCGACGCCGCGTTCACAACCCTGTTCGGAGGTGAGGACGTGCCCCCCTTGACCGAAGACGAATGGGACCGCCTGGGCAAGCTCGTCGACGCGAAGGTCAAGGCCCACACCGACCGGATCTACGGGCTGATCTACCGCGGCGACGCGACCGAGCCGGATGCCCACCCGGCCAACCTCGAACAGATCCGCAAGGAACTGGGCGAGGATACCGCCGACGTCCTCACCGCCGTCAGGGCTGGCGCCACCCTGTCTGACGCCCAGGTCGAGCTGCTCGCCGGGCTGGTCGCCGCCAAGCTCGAGGTCGCTGGCCACCCTGCCTACGAGGGTGAGGCGCTCATCTCGATCCGGCCGAAGGAGGCTACGCCATGAGCTGGGTCGCTCGCTATCGCAAGATGATCGCTGCAGCGCTCGGGTTCGCCGTGACGCTGGTCCTGCTCATCCCCGCCGACCAAGTCCCCGAACAATGGCGGCCCTGGGTCGGCCTACTGCTCGCGGTCGCAACTGTCGCCGGCGTCCGCCAGGTGAAGAACGCGCCGCCGCCGACGGGGATGATCGAGAACGTCCGGCGACCGACGACGTACCGGCCTGTCCGGCGGCCCGGCGACCCGCTCGAGTAGTCTTCGTCCGCGCGGCAGGGTGCCCGGGAAATATGGTGAATACCCGGGAACGCGCGGGTCGCCTCGCTCTGTTCTGCGCCTTGAGGTCCACGCGGGTACGACCCCTGCCGCCCCTCGCAAATCAGCGACGGCCCAAGCACGAGCGGCAGTACCCCTCGGCGGCGACGGCCTTGACGGCCGCGTCGCGCAGCAGGTCCGAGACCGTCGTGCCGTTCCGGCTGGCGACGTCCCGGAGCGCCGCGGCGAGGGCGGGTTCGAGGCGGACGGAGACCATCTCGCCGAGGCGGCGCGGTCCGACGGGCTGGCCGGAGCCTTCGACGACCTCGCCGGCGTGCCGCTGCGCCAGCTCGCGGCGTTCGGTCTCGGTCACCGGCCCAGCTCGGCGGCGAGCTCACAGCCTGGCTTGTGGGGTCCGGGTTCTTCTGAACCGCAGACGGGGCAACCCGACTCCTCGTAGTTCCAGGAGTGGACGCCGGCCCATTCCAGCTCGCGCAGCAGGCCCCGCAGCCGCTCCACTTCCGGGTCGCCGCCTGGCTTGTAGATCCGGTCGGCCTCGGCGGCCAGCCGCTTAACGGTCTCCTTGGCCTCGGCCAGCAGGACCTGGCCGAGCCAGCACGCCGGGTCGTGGGGGCCGGGCTTCAGGACCCGGCACGCCGGGCAGATCGCCTGGGCGGGCGCGCCGGCCGCGTCGGCGGCGGCCCACTCGATCCCGGCCAGGTGGGTGCGCAGCCGGTCAAGTTCGTTGATCGCGGCCGACAGGTCCAGCAGCAACTGGGCTGCGTAGTAGGCCGGTGGCCGCTGTGTGTCCTTTGCCGCCTGCCGAAGACGCACCCGGATCGCGCTGGTATCCAGCCGCTCGCCGGTCGTGGGCTGGCGTGGCTCGCCGCGCCCTGGCCGGTCGTCCAGTGGGGCGGTCAGCCGGTACGGGTCCGTGCCCGCCGGCGTGACCGTGGGCCGCTCGTAGGGCTGCCGCTGGTTATCAAATAAACTACTCATCTGCCCATCCGCCTCCTGTCCCAGGGTGGGCCGCCCGGTGATGGCTCGCGCCGCCGTCGCCGGGCACTAGAAGGTCCGAGCGTATGCTTCGTACGCGACAGGGGCCAGACCCGCTCTGCCCGGCACGACCAGCCCCGCCCTCACGCCGAGGGCGGGGTGTTTTGCGTTTCCGGGCCATCGGATCCGGGCTGCTCCCACCAGACCTACGTGGCCGTCCATCAGGCAGGTGGAGAATCGGTTCGCTCTGATCCTTAGCCGCCGCCTCGTCCTCGGCGAGGGCGAGCAGGCAATCAGGGCAATCAACCTCGCCCTCTTCGGGCTGCGGCTCCCCCGGTTTGACGTAGAGCCAGTTTCCGCGCAGGCCACACTTCGTGAGCGCCTGCCACCCGGTGTCCAGCACCGCATGCTGGCGATCATCGAACCGGCGCTTGATCGTCTTCACGGGATCCGCCGTTCCGGGGTCTCCCCGGCCAGTTCGGCGACCCGTGCCCGCAGCCGCTCGACCGCCCACGCCGGGATCGGCTCGTCATCAGCGCGCCAGGCGAATATCTCGACAAGGGGCACCTTGAGTTCGGTGGCACACGCCTTGGGGTCACTGAACCCGGCGGCGGACTGTAGGGCCTTGAACTGGGTGCCGGTCACGCGGCACCGACCTTGCTGTGGGTCGCGCAGAACAGGTCCGTATCGAGCTCGCTCCGGTCGTCGGTGTAGACGTCGCAGTCGGGGTCCTCGCAGAACCAGAAGTCGGCGAGGCGGGCGCATGCTTCGTCGCGGACGTAGAGGTCCTTGCTGGCCAGGTCGGAATCGTGGCGGATGGTCATGTCAGTCGTCCTTCCGCTGCTGGTCGATCCATGGCTCGATCGTGGCGGCGTACCAGACCGGTGCGCCGGACAGGTGTTGGTCGGGCGGAGGCAGCTTGCCGCGGTGACGCCATTGCGCGACCGTCTGGGCGCGGCGGCCGAGCGCGGCGGCGATGTCGCCAATGCCGTAGAGGTGGCGAGGCGTTGTCTGGGCCGGTTGCTCGCGACGTTGATACCGACGTTTTGGCTTGGGCAGCTCCGGCGGCCGTTTTGGCTTGGGCAGCCTGGGGTGGCTTCGGTGGCTTGAAACGGACGACGTTGTGCTTCGGGTTCTCGGCCCGGACGGCGGTTCGTTCTGCCTGCGCCGTGTCCTTAGTGGTGCCGTATAGCTCGACGCGCACGTCGGCCACGTCCGGCCACCAGGGCTTGCCCTTGGCGTGGTCCTTCAGCCTGCCGCCCGGGTTGGTGGCGACGCCGACGTAGAGCAGGACGCCGGCCGCGTCGTAGAGACGGTAGAGCGTGGTCGGCTTGGCGTCGGGCGTGGTGGCGATCACGTCAAGCCTTCCTGAACCTGGCGAGGTGGCGGCTGGCGGCGAACTGGCCAGCAGGGGTGAGCTGGTAATAGCGGCGCGGTCGCCGGCCGGCGGCGTGCGGATCGATCTCCTCCCACGCGCTGGCCACCCACTCGTAGCGCTCCAATCGGGCCAGGACTGGGTAGATGGTGCCCGGCTTCAGGCCGGTCTCCTGGGAGAGGTCAAGGCCGTAGCGCTGCTTGCCCGGGTCGCGGGCGAGGGCGTTGAGCACAAGCAGCATCGGTCCGGTCATCTGCGGCGTCTTCATGCTTGCGACTCTAGCATGCCCCCTATATCGAGCGCAAGACTAGGGGGTCCGGGCTGGCCCCGGGGAAGCGAGGCCAGCACGGCCCGGGATCGGCAGCCGCTCGACCGCCTCGTGTGCGTCCCGGCTGAACCCGATCGTGTAGCGGCGGGTCGTCTTCGGGTCGGCGTGGCCCAGCAGCAGCCCGATGGCGCGCTCGGTGACGCCCTGGGCCGCTAGCGCGGTCGCGAACGAGTGGCGCAGCTGGTGCGCGGTCGCGGAGGCCGGCAGCGTCGGGTCGGACTGCCGGCCAGCGGCCAGGCCAGCGCGGATGCCGTCATTCAGTTCGTACCCGATTGTCTTGCGGGAGCACGGCCGGTCGGGGTGGGCGTGCTGGGCCAGCACCGGGCCGACGCCCGGCCGCCCGGCCACCGACAGCCGCAGCACCCGTGCCACCTCGGAGTGCAGTGGGACGAGCCGTTCTCGGCGGCCCTTGCCGTGCACCCGGATGACGGCGTCGGATAGATCGCAGTCCTCGATCCGCAAGCCGGCCATCTCCCCCACCCGCAGGCCGGCGCCGTAGCCGAGCCACACCTCCAGCCACACGCGGGGGAAGGCGATCGTGTAGTCGATGATCGCGGTGATCGCTTCCAGGGGCAGGTCACGGGGCGGGCCCGGCCGCGAGCGGGGCAGGACCATCCCGGCGAACGGGTCGCGCTTGACGCGGCGGGTCGCGGTGGCCCAGCGGTAGAACGCGCGCACCGATGCGGCCTCGCGGGCCTTGGTCGAGTCGGCCAGGTACGGGCCCCGGGCGTTCCCGCCGGGGACGGTCGGGCGGGCGAGGAAGCGGCGCAGGTCGGCGGGGCCGACCCGGCCGGGCTGCTTGCCGGCGTGGTCCCAGAAGCTGGTCAGCGCGCGGCGGTACTCGGTGACCGTGCGCTGGCTCCGGTCGGCGTCGAGCAGGTGCTGGTAGTAGGCCGCCCACAGGCGGCTGCGCTGGTCGGTAGGCACGACGGCACCAGAGCCCCCCTCTCCGGTCCAATCGCCCGAGGCCCCCGTGACGGACGGCGGGAGGCTAGCACTCACCCCGAGCGGTGCAAATCCGCTCATTGGACTGCTTGGGGCCTACGCCGCGCGAACGAGGCGAAGTGCGTAAGGAGACCTGTTCCTCTTCGTGCCCGGTAGCTGAACGACTGCGACGCTAGCCGCCGCGCCCCCCACGGCGGCGAAAACTCGGTAGTCGTCGGCGGAGAGGTCCGGCGGCCAGAGCCCGGCTGCTTCCCACGCGTCGGCCGCATCGAGGTCCAGCACATCGATGAACGCCTCGACCAGATCGTGGTCGAGGCGTCTGCGGCCTTCCATGACGAGCCGGACCTGTGTGGCGTCCAGGCCCCGGTCGTCGCGCAGCCGCTTGGTGACGCGCCGGCCGACGGCGCCCTGGCTGAGCCCTTTGGTGGCGATGCCGACCCGCACGAGGTGGCCGAACTCTTCTGCTCCCATGCGCATGACTCCCCTGTCGGACGGGCGAGCTGTCACGGCGGACCGGTAACGCTCTGCCGTTAAGACTACAGGGAAACCGTTACCTGTCAACAGATCCGGGGTCCTGCTCTGGATTGTCGGTCTGTAGGGATTGACAGGGTACCGCCACAGCGGTACCGTTCGGACTTCACAACCAGTAGGGAGGCCGTGTGGACGGAAGCAGGGTCGCTGAGCTGCGGAAGGCCGCAGGCAAGACACAGGCCGAGCTGGCCCGCGAGGCCAACGTCAGCCTCATGCACCTCTCGGCGATCGAGCGGGGCGCGGTCACCGACATCAAGGTCGACACCGCCAGCAAGCTCGCCGGCGCCCTCGGCATCACCATCGACCAACTGCTCGGCAAGCCAGCCGGGAAGGCGGTCGGCCAGTGACCACGGACCTCGCGCAGATCCGCCCGGCGCAGATCCGGTCCGGCAAGCTGCTCGAGGCAGCCTACGGCGCCCTCGCCGAGATCGAGACGCTTCCCGACCTCGCGGCCATCGTCGACCGCGCCGAGGTCATCCGGGTGGCGGCGCGCAAGGCGAAAGCTGGCCGGCGCATCCAGAACGATTGGGCCGAGTTCAAGCTGCGCGCCCAGCGCCGCGGCGGCGAGATGCTGGACGATGACGACTGGGAACCGAGCCAGGGTGGTCGCCCAAGCAGTGACGGAAACCCATCCCACGATGGTACGGGTTTCCCGCCAACGCTAGTTGAACTTGGGCTGGGTGAGACTGGCCCAGCAGCGAGGAACCGCGCTGTTCGATGGCGTGAGGTAGCTCGTGTCCCGGCTGATGCGTTCGAGGCATATATCGCCCGCATCGCTGATGGCGAAGAGGACGAGATTACCACCGCCGGCCTCATGGCCTCGGTGCAGACTTGGGAGACCGGCGGCCTTCGTCTCTCGACCGAGAATGAGTGGTACACCCCGGCCCGCTACCTCGACGCGGTCCGCATCGTGCTCGGCCACATCGACCTCGACCCGGCCTCGAGCGAGGCAGCCAACCAGGTCGTCGGGGCCGACCGGTACTACTCGAAGCACGAGGACGGGCTCGCCCAGCCGTGGAAGGGCCGCGTCTTCCTCAACCCACCCTACGGCCGCCTGGCCGGCGAATTCATCACCAAGCTGGTCGCCGAGCACGAGGCCGGCCGTGTCACCAATGCCGTGGCGCTGGTCAATGCCCACTGCACCGACACCGAATGGTTCCAGCCCCTCTGGGACCACCAGTTGTGCTTCACCGACCATCGCATCGACTTCGACTCGGCCGGCCGCGAGAAGGCAACCACCTCGACCCACGGGTCGGTGTTCGTCCATCTCGGCGGCGAGTTCGCACCGCCGGAACGGTTCCGCGACGTCTTCGCCGAATTCGGCGCCATCGTCAGGCGGTGGTCATGACGCTGCGGTGGAACTGCGAGGTAAGAGGTTGCTACAAGGACAGCCGGCTGCCGGATTGGGCGTTCCTCAAGGGCTGCTTCCCGCGCGGCATCGAGCCGACCGACATCGACGGCATGGTCCACCTGCAAGACGGGGACGCCGACCGGTTCCTGTTCCTTGAGGAAAAGGGCCGCTACGGCGGCCTGTACCACGGGCAGACGCGAGCGTTCAAGGCGCTCAGCCGGGTGTCGGACACCACGGTGCTGTGCTTCCGCGGCCACGGCCAGGACGTCAGCGAAATGCTCTGGTACCCGAATCCCACCGGCTGGCGCGAGGCCGACCCGGATGCCATCCGAAAGTTCTGCTGGGACTGGGCGCACGGAAGGACGCCCGCCTGAACGCCAGGCGGCGTCCCGAGCGCGGGCTGCCAAGTGCGCGCCGATCGGGACGCCGTCAACCGGAAGGGCCTTCCACAAGGAGCGTAACGCATGAGCTATGGCTACGGAAGCAGCGACCACGACCACCGCGACCTCGAACACCGCCTCGAGCAGAAGATCGAGGAGACCCGCTGGGACGCGCAGCGCGACCTGCGCGAGCTGGAAGAGCGCATGAACGACATGCGCCGCGAGCTGAGCGAGTACATCCGCACCGAGGTCGCTGGCCTGTCGGAGTGGATCGGGGGCCTGAACGAGTCGGTCGTCGAGGTCAACCGCCGCGTCGACCGCTTGGGCCAGTCCTATCCGGTCCCGGCCAAGGACGGTGGTCGCTCGTGAGCGATACCACCATGCCGGTCCACCGCGCGACCGCCAACGACCGGACCAGCCCCAAAGAGACCGCCGCGCTCGACCGCCTCGCCGCGCGGCTGCCCAACGGCGGCACCGCCGCCGCCCTCGACCTGGTCCGCGACCTCGCCTACGCCCTCGGCAACGCCGCCGCGCGCAGGTGGTGCCAGCAGCTCGTCCGCGACGCCCGCAAGCTCCCCGCCCCGCCCAAGCGCGCCGACGGCAACCGGTTCGACGGCGAAGGCGTCGAACCGGCGGACCTTGAGGCCGAGGCCTTCGTATCCGGCGCACTCGTCGTCCTGTGGGGCGACTGCGAGGCGCTGCTCCGCGCCCGCGACGGCCTGTGGAACGCGGCCACGATGCCGCCGCCGGGGCGGGCGCTGGCGCCGGTGCGGACCCAGCCGCTCGAGCGGGTGGACAACACCGACCGGTACCGGTTCCACGACGTCGCCGCGATGACCCGCTGGGCGGCCGAGCACGGCGACAGCGCACCAGGGTGGATGGACCGCGCCGCTGCGGCGCTCGACGCCGAACGGCGCACCGGCGGCCTCGCCGACGACGACACCGAGATGGTCGTGCTCGAGGGCGACCACCGTACCCACGGCGGCCCACGGTGAACCGGCTGGACTCCTTCCTCGCCGGCGTCCACGCCATGGACCGGCCCGCCTGGTACGTGGCCAACGAGGACCAGTCCACCGTCGCGCTGCGCGAACTGTTCGCCCGCGACGGCATCGACCTGGACGACCCCGCCCAGGCGCGCGCAGCAGTCGCGGCCGTGCTGTGGGCCAACGCCCTGATCGACGACAACGACGGCAACTGGTCCGGCGTGCTGCGGGGCCTGGCCGTGACGCTGGCGCAGATGGCGGCGGAGGCCAGGAGGGCCGAGCGGTGAGCACCCTCGCGGAGCTGCGCGACGACCCGCGCGTCCGCGGCGCGCTCGCCAAGGCGGTCGAGTGGGCCGACGCCTGCGACGCCGCCGCCCGCGAGGTCATGGAACTGCGGGGCGAAGACCCCGTCGTGCGCGCCGCAGTCGCCGGGACGGCCGCGACCGCGTGGGCGGCCGTCCACGCCGCCACCCGACCCAACGGCGCGAAGGACTAAAGGGCCATGGGATGCGACTTCCACCTCGGCGACATCCTCTCGGTCACGACCGAACGGCTCGTCTCACCCGACCACATCGACGGGGTCTACCGGATCCTCAACTACATGACCGGGGACAACCTGTTCACCCACCAGCTACCCCGCGCCAACCACGAGTGCGCCCCCGCGCTGCTGGCCCAGCACCCGCAGCTCAACGCCGTCGAGGTCCCCGACGACTTCGGACCCGACCCCGAGGCCGCCGTCACCGCGTGGCTGGCCGAGCAAGTCGCCCGCTACGGCGAGACGCTGCCGGTCGAGCCGCTGGCAGCCGCCGACCACACCCGCATCGACCCGGTCGACGAGCTGGCCATGCTCAAGGGCGGCGACCGCTCGGGCATCATCGTCGTTCGCCTCGACGAAGACCGGGACGAGCGGCCATGACCCGGCCCGCGTCGCCGTCGCGGCCCGTGCCCCGGCCGCCGACGTGGCTGCTCACCGTCGGCTGGGCGCTCGCCGGGTTGGGCTGGCTCAGCGACGCCGGGGAGGACCTCGGCCGGGCGGTCACTGACTGGCGCTCTGGGGCGCGTCCCTCTGTTGCCGGTTGTCGGTCCTCGGGGAGCCGGGGGCGGCAGTGTCATGCAGGCCCTCAACAGGCGACCGCCACAG